TTTGGCTTTCTCTACTGGCAAATTAGAAACGTAAGACGCAATTTCAGAGCCGGCACAATTTGAGCAACACAGGAAATTCGCCCTTGCAATCAGCCCCTGCTTGCGTAAGTTTTTAAATGCCTCCAATACTAATTTCCTGTTTCTTGCAACAGTAGAATTTGTACTAAATTTTGGTCTTGACATCATTTTCTCCTTTCTGGGTTTTTTATTCTTTCCTTTTCAGTTTCTATCTTTTCGTTTTCTACAGTCCGTAAAATAAAAAAGGGACAATCAGTCTTTTTAGACTAACTGCCCTTACGGACTGGTTCTCATGTTTCCAGGCAACTTTTTAATTTTTAACTTTATTTCTTTCATTAGCTAGGTTGGAAAAGAAACTAGAGTCCAGTGGATTCGAACCACTTTCTCACATTTGCGGTGAGTTCCCCGGTCCTGTCCTTGGATGGCCAATCCAAGTAATCTTCTTTCCAAGTTCCTGGCCACGAGAACTTAGAAAAGAAGAGGACCACAGACTCTAGCTTCTTAGAAAGCAAATACATTAACACACAAAGTGAATACTATAAATACTAGTATGTATAAAGCCAAAACGAAAGAATAGATGGCTTTAGCTGTTCTTATTGTAATTACTCCCCTGCTCTTTGCTTTTTCTAGAAGAAAGATCGCTACAGCCACGGACAACACTCTTACAGATATAAATAATGGCATCCCTCCATAGTTTATTATCTTAATAACGAGCGGATTCTTTTCCGTAATGAATCCCTGCTGGATGCCTATGCAAGTAAATAGTGTGTCCAGAAGACAAATTATAAAAACTGCTACAGGCAACATGTGTCCTCCCGAGTAAATATACCATTCTTTTATTCTGGAAAGAAATATATATAGCAGAGCTACTTTTCTATATTTACTTGACTCGCTCTCTTCTTAGTTTTCTCTATTGTTTGTTCAATACTAGGGAAGCTAGGAAAAACAGTTATGCTTCCCAGCTTCCCTGCACGATGCGAGTCAATAGATAGTCTCTATTGTTCTTGGAAGGATCTTCTAGTACTTCATTCAAGAGTGTTCGAAGAACCCTTCCAACTAGCGGTCCAGGTTTTACTGAGAGAAGTCGCAACACATCGTGACCATCCACCTCCAACGAGACTCCTTTGGGCCTTTGCTTAAGTTCTCTCCAGAAGAGAGAAACTAACGCCTTCTTGAACCCGAAGGGATGACTACCTCTCTTGTGGTCTGCGAACCAGATTCTCACAAGGTCTTTCCACGACAGACCTCTTTCGGAACACTCTCTCAGTAATCGCCGCACTCCTTTGTCACCCATCTTCTGGGTTGCTCTCATATGTAAGCTGACCAACCCAGAGACGAATCTTATCTCATGATTTGGAAACTTTAGACGTCTCAGCTCGCTAGCTACTATTTCAGATCCGGTCACTTCGTGACATCTAAAGCAAACTTCTCCGTTTTCGTCTAACTTGATTTCTTTTGGCTTTCCTACGTCATGCAAGAAACCAGCGAGACGAACAAGTGGAAACTTACAAGAGATGTTGTCTCCGCATCGAAGGCTATGGTCAAACACGGTCTCTACATGAAATCTTCCACCTTCTAGACCAAAACACTCTTCTAGAGATGGGAAGACATACTTCAGCGCACCGATATCATGTAAAGCCCTAAAGAATTTCGATGGCTTACGGGCTTTCATGGCTTTGAGTACTTCAACTCTCAGCCTTTCCGGTGCTACGTATTTCCCAACCAATGAAGAGTAGTTCTTAAGAGCTTCGAATGTGCTTTCTTCGAAATGGCCATCTAAAAGAGCGAGGAATCTGCAAGCTCGGACAATCCGGTTCGGATCCTCAAAAATCCGATTTCGTGGTTCGCCAATAAACCGGATTGTTCTCGTCTGGAGATCTCTCTGACCGCCGACGAAATCGATAATCTCTTTAGTAAATGGGTCGTAGTACATGCTATTAACGGTGAAGTCTCTTCGTTCGCAATCTTCTTCAAGAGTTCCAGGAGAGACTTCCACATTCTTGTCAGAAAGGCCAAAATACTTGTCCTTTCTAAATGTAGCTACTTCGACCCCACCAACGAGAGCTACACCAAAGCTCTTGCCAACGAGTTCGACTTTCGCGGTGCCTCGAAAAATTTGGTAGACTCGATCTGGTGTTGCGTTAGTGCAGATGTCTACATCCGATGTTTTCTTTCCGAGCAGCATGTCACGAACCCAGCCGCCGACAAAAAACGCTTGGTAACCATTTTTTCGTAACTCCCAAACAATTTTCAGTGCTTTTTCTTCGTTCATTTTATCACCTCCTTTCTTACTCACGGAAAGGAATATATATTGAGTGAGAACAAATTAAAAACCTTAGAGCATCTTGGAGGAAGTAAAATGAAACCCGTAATAAAAGAGTACCTCAAGAAACTCCAAGCAAAGGAAGCAGTTGGTGGTTTTGCTATAGACTACTTTCCAAGCGGGGACAAAAATCTCCAGAGAGGTGTTTTTCCGTATAAGAAAGGTAGCGAAATAAGCAAAAGGAAGATTGTTGTAGATCAGTCAGCAGAAGAAACACCAAAGAGGATTCTTATCGATTTAGACAGAGTAGTGCACAAGTATTCGAAGGGATGGGCGGATGGAACAATGTATGACGAACCAGTCGAAGGAGCTAAAGAAGCTCTCGAAACTTTAAAGAAAAATGGCTACGAAATAGTCATATTTACTGCAAGAATTTGTCCTCAGAACAGAGGAAACTCAGTGGAAGAAGCCAAAAAACAGTATTACCAAGTAGTTTCGTGGCTAACTAAATGGAAAATTCCTTTCGATAGAATTACTTGCCACAAACTAAACGCTGTAGCTTATATTGACGACAGAGCAGTTCCGTTCTCAAGTTGGAGTCAAGCCTTAACTGACTTGCCAAAAGTAGAAGAAAAACACAATAAATGAGCTATATTTAAGAAATAACTTTTTATTAAAAAGTTTTCGCCCACAAAGGAGATTACAATGAAAAAATTGCTAGTTCTCTGCGCAGTTCTTTTACTGTCGTCAGTTATTGCGTATGCTGGCCAGAAGATTCTTACTGCACAATGGGAGCAGACTCTTCCAAACCCAAATGACTTGCAAGGATGGAAACTCTACTATTCTACAACGCAAGGTGGTCCGTACACTCTTTTAAAGACAATTCCCTTCGTCTCACAGCAGACAACGTATACCGACGAATTTCAGTTCACTAGCCCAGATGGACAGCGAAAACAATACTTCTTTGTTTTAACCGCAATCGATACGTCAGGGAACGAGTCTGGATACTCCAACGAAGCTTCTATATGGATCGACTTCGAAGCACCAGGAGTGCCTGTTAATCTCAGAATTACTATAAAAGTGCAGTGAGTTCAGAAAGAGAGTGAGCTAGGCTGGCTCAGGGGGTGCTCCCAGTCAAGAGAGCCTAGCCAACTCTTTTGTAGTGCTATTTTGGTAATAGAGAAGATGTCATGAGAGAAACGAGAATGTAAAATTTGTGGCAAAGATGCCCTTCTCTCAACACATACGCTTCCATGAAGTTTCGTCTGAAGACTATTTTCGAAACTTCTTAAAAAAAGGTGACAGTTTTGGAACCAAGCTATTAGTATACGAAAGATGGATACAAGAGAATACGCAAGCTCAATTTAAAGAAGAAAGCAAACGAAGATAAAAAGCATTCTAGAGTGGCTTCTAAGAACAAGAAGGTTTCTACCGAGTTTGGGATTGTCGAAACTTGAAGTTCGTACTCAGAAACAGCTCTGTCGGAGAACATAATTAAAAGGGTGTGAAATACTTTTACCAATTTCTTGTGCTCAAATATTTTGGAGGGAAACAAATGAAAAGTTCATTTGCATCAATAAAGAACAACATTTTAACAAGACGATTCGGTGGTGTAAAGGGAACTGCCGAGCCTTATGTTTCTGGTTACCACTTTATTTGGTTTTCGCAGTTACCGAGAGATCTGTATATCTACACTTCTAAGCTAAATCCTGAGCTAAACAGCAACGAAAACATCCAGAGGATTTTAGCTGCAACTTGTCTTACCGTTACACCGCCAGGTGGAACACTAAATAAAGTCGAGTTCACTGGACTAGGCGGAATTAAGTGGGCTGTGCCAGCTAATATTGACTATGGAAACACTGTTTCTGTAAAGTTTCTAGAAATGAGCAAAACACCTATTCTTGACATTATGCACAGCTGGGTTAAACTGATCCGTGACTATCGAACTGGAATAACACGTCCAGAACTAGAAGCTGGAGAAACTGGTGCTGGATATAACAAGAACAGATACGCTGGTGTAATGTACTACTGGACTACTGCACCAGACGCGAAGACAATAGAGTTCTTTGCGTGCTACGACGGTGTGTTTCCATCTAAAGACCCGCAAGACCTGTTCGTAAGTGATGTAGAAACTGTTGGCAGACTAGATATAGAAATCGAATTTAATGTGGATTACGCATGGCATGAAGACTGGGTCTACAATAATATACGCGACAATTATGTCAGCAATATCACTTCTGCTACTTATGTAGAAGGATTGCATCCAGAGTGATAAAAACAGAGAGAAAAAGTCTTAGCTAGTGCTACGTAAAGCAAACTATACTACGGTGATTTTCTCGAATAACTCACTAATTTAGATAAAGAGAAGAAAGGAGATAGAAAAATGCCGTTTACAGGATTTAAAGTGAAGTTTCCGGAGTACGAAGTTATAACTCCACAGACTGGATTATCTTACACTGTTCGCTCTTTGACAGTGGCGGAAGAAGAGAGAATGAAAGCTAGTATGATAACTCCAACGAAAGTGGCTGAGCACTTGAACAAGTGCATTTACGAAGCTATTGTAAAAAGACCGCCACAAATTAAAGACTTTAAGACTTTCTTGCAAAACACTACGCTAAAGGACAGAGATGCATTACTTTACGGTCTTTACCACGTGACTTACGAAGACATTAGAAACTATGACGTAAGATGTACTTCTTGTAGAAAAGAGTACCCTATTACTGTAAAAGCATCTCAAACTTTTAGTGTTTTGCCGTATCCAGGCACGGACGTACTGACAAAGAGAGTGAAAGTCGATCTTCCAGTATCTAAGGGTGTTTCTACTTACATAAAGCAACCAACTCTTGAAGATGAAGCTGAGGCTATCAGAACTTTGTCAGGAACTCCTGGCTTTACTCTTGAGGCAATTGCAGAGACTCTGGTTTTAGACAGGTTCGAACAAGACATACCAGAATCGACTGAGCCAATGGTTGTATCTGAGAGATCCGAAGTAATTGAAGCTTACAGGAGTTTGCCTGCTCTAGACAAAAGAGCGATATACGAGAAATACAACGAAGAGTTTGGAAAATATGGTATCGACCTGAAGTTCAAGTCGTACTGTATTCATTGTGGTAATGAAGAAGTTACTACTATCGACTTAGTGGAGAACTTTTTTCGCATGGTATACAGTTCATGACGACTTGATCGAAGCTTACAGAAAAAACTTGCAAGAAAATATCTTCGTCTGTATTGAAGCACTAAAACAACCATATAGCTCTATTGCTGAGATGCCTGTTAAGCGTTTTATGGATTTGCTAAAGTGGAAGTCGCAGTTAGAAGAAGAAAAAGCTAAAATGATGGAAGAGAAAGCTAGTGCTCTAAAAGTAAAGAGAGGTAAAGCTCGTTGAACTTTTTAGAAAGATTCAGAAAAAATGTAGCTGGTTCTAAGAATAAACATGTCGACTACATTGCGAAGATTGAACCATCTGGAGATTTCCAGAAAGTCGAAGGAATTGAAGCAATTCTTAGTTCGTGGATGAATCTGCTAAGAACTCCAGTTAGAACTTACGTTTTTGACCCGAACTATGGAAGTGAACTTTATAAGCGCGTTTTCGATCCCGCAGATGAGATTACAATGGATGCGATAAAAACAGAGATAAAAGAGAAACTAATGTATTACGATAATAGAGCGTCTATTACTAACGTCAACATTAAGTTTTTGCCAGATAAAAAGGGCTTTGTCGTAGACATCTTCGTTAGATACAAAGGAGAGATCACGAAAATATCTAAGACATTCGATAAAGAATCTTTCTTTAACTTGATCCAGTGAGGCAACTGACTTCATGAAGCTAGTTTACTGCGTGCTAACTTTTAAGAAGGGACTGTTAAGAAAAAAGACCAAGAAAGTGCACTTATTTTTTATTCCAGTCTCTTTTACTAACTACTTTTATATTGCTCTAATTGGAAAGCTAAGTGATGAAGAAAACTCTTACGTATCCCAGCTAATGGTGTCATTTCCAGCAGAGTTACTCGAAGAAGTCATAAAGGGCAAACAAGAGTACTTTGGAGAAAGATTTTCGGTCGTGGAAGAATTGCAATGCATTCCATTAAAGAAGAATAACAAGACTACGAAAATTGTCGTATCTGGAAAGAAACAAGCTTTAGTTGTTAAATCAAACATCTTACTAACGTTTGACGATTTCTTGACAACTGGTAGTAAAAAGATTTACATTCTTAGAGGAAAACTTGATCTTGACATTGGGGAAGTAGTTCCCCAAAAAAGTGTAGTATCCAAATTGGCTCTTATACAGAGAATGTACTTACGATAAACAATAAAAGTGAGGAGTTAAAAAATGGACAAAAAGTACTTAGAACTTGCATGCAAGGATTTCTTAAAAGAAGTAATTAGTGAGAGTAAGGTACTTAGACGAAAGTTATCGTTTAAGGAACACAAGAGGGTGCATGACTTAGTCGACAAAATGAACTACGACGAAGTCATGGCTGCTATCTTTAATAACGGCATTCCGTTAGCGGAACAAGGTGAGGGTTCCGTTAAAAGGGGTGCAAAGTATGGAGCAGCTGCAGGCGCTGGAATGATTGTTGCATCGAAGATAAAAAAGTCAAAATTGGCGTCACTAGCCGCTAAAGAAAAAGCACTGCGGAAAGCCGCGGCGGAGATGATGGGTAAGAAAGAAGGTGCACAAACACTGGCGCAAGCTGAGAAAATAGCAGCAACAATACAAAAGTTGAAAAAAGCCCCAGCAAAGAAACTTGGTATCGCGGCTGGCGTATTAGGACTATATCTTTGGAGACGATTCTCCGACCCATGCAGAGCACTGAAAGGAAGAACAGAAACAGCTAGATGCAGAGCTGCTGCTATACAGAAAGTAATTTCTCAACTGAGAAGTTCTTTAAATCAGTGTTCCAAAGCTCCAGACCCGATCGCCTGCAGGGCCAAAATCATGAAAGAAATAGGAAAGTGGGAAGGAAAGTACAGACAACAGATGGCTATTGCAAGCGGCCAAGCATAACTTCTTCCGAATAAAGACTCTCTTCTAAAATGAGCTTTCTAGTTTACGAAAGCAAAAAACTCTGGGCAAGCTGCGGAAAGAATAGTCGAGCTAGAGCAGCAAAGAAAGTAGTAGAAAACTTGAAGTATGTTGCTGCTCGCTATTGCCAAAAAAGCCCGCAAGCCAGAATCTTGCAAGAAAAGCTATGCACCCTACATTAAAATGTGGCAAAAAAAAGTACGACAGACTAATTAACAAACTTGAAAAAAAGACTAGCTAGAGGCAAGTAACATGACAAAGAAAGAACAGCTAACCGAAAGTGTTCGGCATACGCTGCTTGACATAATCGAAGAAAGCAGAGTTTTAAAAAGAAAACTCACTTTCAGAGAGCACTTTGGTCTTTACAAAGCTGTTAAGCACCTTCCAAGTGAGAAGGTTCTAGAACTCGCCATCCTCTTAGAAAGAAAGAGAGGCCAACCTCCAGCAAAACCCATTTCTGCTATTGCAGATATTCTGGCCAAAGGTTTCGCTGTAGCTGTGTGTCTTCCTCTCTTGCATCCAGCTATACCAGGGGGTACACTGCTATTTTATGCAGCAGTTCGTTACTTACATGACTTACACAACTGGAAATGCGAAGCAGCATGTCAGTCAGGAGAATACGGAAAAGAGATAAAAGACAAAAGATTATGCTATGCAATGTGTGACCTCGCATCTTGGAATAAAGTACTGACAGAGTTGGAGATAGAGAGAAAAACATGCCCAGTGCAAAAGAATCCAAAGCTATGCGAAAAGAGGATGTCAAAGCTAATACTCTATGCTACACAAAAGAAAGCAGAAGCAGAAGCGAGAGTCCAGATTCGTAGAATGAAAGCCAGATACAAGAAGACATAGTATTTTTGAGTTAATTATTTTTCTAAACGGAGGACTAAGAAAACGCAGTTCTACAAAAGACTGTATGACTATATACACGACTACCAAAAGTTAGTTTACGATTACTACTCGAAACACTCGATCGCTTTCTTATGCACTTACTACAATTTAGATAGAAGTTCGACTGTATGGGACGACGAAAACTTAATGGGTGGCTACTACGAAAAAATAGGAGATTTGACTGGAGTCCGTTGGATTAAGTATCACTTTTTGCCTGTCTTTTGGGTTGAAGAAACTCTTACTGACTACACAGCCGAAGACATTGGCTATATAAATGAAGGTGAAAGCAGGTTTGTCATTCCTTGGTCTTATGGTATTGAACCGACACCAAACGACATGATAAAGTTTGAGCAAGAATTTTTAGTGGCTGGAAGAGGACCGGATAAGTATAGCCTTTTCTGCGTTACTGGTGTAAAGGTTAGACCACCTAACGGAAAAATTCTATGGGAGCTTAAGCTTACAATTGAACAGTCTAGAACAACTGACGAAATAGACAAACAAGTAAGTAAGCAAAGAGTTTTCTTCGACTATACGAAAAAGATCTATACAGTGGAAGACGCTCAAACTTTAAGTAGAATGATGGTTAAAAATGAAGCGATACGCAATAACTTGAAACAACTTTATGACCAAAACTCAGGATTTTACTTAATTTAATTAAGAAATGGAGGAAAATAAAGATGTTAGTTGACGACAAGACAATAGAAAAAGTTATTGACAAAGTTTACAAGAAGATTAGAGAACAAGCAAATCCAGTAGCTCGAGCAATGGCTAAAGAATTGCCATCTCTTTCGAAGAAGTTAACAGCAAAGACTTTGCTCAAAGCTGGCGCTGGTGTTCTTGGTTTATTAGGGTTAACTTACATTATAACTGGAATTATAGATGAATGCAGACCTGTAAAGAGAAGATTTGGTTTAGAAGCTTATAAAAAGTGTCTCGCCAAAAACTATACGAAAGCCGCAAACTCAGCTGAAGCTGCTATAGCTAAGTGTAAGTTTACCAAAGACCCTGAAAGATGTAAAGAAAAGTTAACTGCCAAAGCACGGAAGTTAAGAGAGTTAGCAAAGCAAGCATATGAGCAAGCTAAAGCTATAAGAGCCAAAAAAGCAGCAAAATAAAGTGCGGAAGGGAAAATGGAGACTCTAAGCAACCAGATCTATCTAAGTAGAGACCAAATACGACTTAGAATTATAGAGTACGTCAAAAAGTATTTAGAACTAGAGAATGTAGATCTTACGAAGACGTCTTTCTTGTCGTACTTGATTAACGTAATTTCTACATTAACTTCGAACTTACTATTTTACGAAACTTCTGTCTACAGAGAGTTCTTCTTAACGACAGCACAACTTCCAGAAAGTATTCTAAATCTTTCTGCTTTTCTTGGGTACAACACGAAAGAAGCTAGATATGCAATTACTGACGTACTCGTAAAAATACCCCTAACGTTTGAAGACAATGTGGCTCGTTTCTCTATACCACAGGGACACAAGTTTTACGCTAGCGATATTCAGTTTACTACTTACTATAGGACTGACATAACAGTACACAATAATGCTTACGCATCAGTTGTGGTAGTAGAAGAAAATAGAACTTACAACTTACCAGTAATAATCGACACAACGTCTTCTACAACACCACAAATGAAGTTTATACTACCAGTTCGGCAGTATAAAGAAACTACTCAAGAATTCCAGATAGATGCAGACTTAAAACCATATCAGTTCGTTACTATTGACGTTCCAATAAAAGGCAAAGTGACGGCTCTCTCTGTTGCGATTAAAAGTCCAGGAGCTACGTCATGGAGACTCTACGAAGAATTTCAAAGTCTCTATCTTATGTCACCAACAGACTACGGCTACGTTTCGAGACGAACTATTACTGGAAGAAAGCTTTATTTTGGAAATGGTCTAATAGGAGTACAGCCAGAACCAAACTCAACAGTTTTAGTAACTGTAAGAGAAACAGAAGGAGCAGATGGAAACGTAATAGCAGGAAGTATCACTAGAGGAGATAGAATCTACTATACAAACCAAAGTGGTATAACTAAGATAGTAAACTATACAGTAGTTAACCCATCTTCTGCTGTCAATGGGGAAGACGAAGAATCTATAGAAGAAATTCGTAGCAATGCAATTGCAAATCTCTCAGCTCTGGGAAGACTTGTATCTGAAGAAGACTACAAGAATTCGAATGTAGTAATTCCTTACCCAGCAATGAACGTAAATCCAGTTCCAGTTCTTAAGAGGTCTGACGTAAAAGTTAACGACATACAATTATTTACATGCTTAATTTTTAACGACGTAGTAGTCCCAACAAGAAATGAGAAAATACTTCTTCCTCTTGGTACAACTTATCTTCCAAGGGGAACAGTTATCGAAGATCAAGACGGCTTCAAATACTATACTCTTTTCGATATAACTTTGGACTACATCAATACTGAAGCATACTACCACTATATAATGAGTTCTTCAGAGTTTTCTCTAACTCTCGCCGAAAGCTTTGGCTCTACATATGACATAGTTGCAAACTCTCTGAAAGTACAAAGAAGTGGTTCCGGAGCGATTTTCGAACTAACGTACTACTCAAGTGAACCAGATTATGGTTCTGCATCCTGTATAATGCAGATACTAGAGACCGGAGAAACGTTTACTTTCACAAACGTTCCTGCTAGTAAGAAGTTTGTTTACACCTTTTCGGACTACACAACTATTAGAGAAGGAGAAACTACTTTTCTGTTTACTCTATTAGATAGCACAGCAGCCCAAGTAGCTACTTACTCGTGTACTTTCGCTTTTAGAATGCCACTTAAATCTTTCATGATGTCTAACGTCGTAGTTGACGGTACTTCAGTTATAGTTTATGACGTTCCGGTCGTAGAAAAGACGTACTACGATTCTATTAACCAAGACGATTTCGAACTAGTAGTTCTACAAAAAATGTTGTCTTCTTTTAGTATTTATAAATATCGAATGCTTACAGACTTTACGAATCTCAAGTTCGCGAATACTACTGGTCGAATGACTAACATGAAGTTTAATAAAGTTACAAGAGTAGCAGTAAAAGATTCTGGACTCTGTAGTGTTCCTCCAGATCCAGCAGTTGGTGATCGGTACATAGTTTCTGGTTATGAAGAAGGAGCTTGGCTTGGAAGAAGAAATAATATAGCTCAATGTATTGCGAACGATTCGACTTCTGGTGTACTCTGGTCATTTACAGAACCATCGACAAACGATATTGTTTACGTGACGGAAAAGAAAACGAAGTTAATCTATACTGGAACTAACTGGGTCGTTCCAGAGTTTACTGTTCCTCTACAAATAGAACTCGAAGTGTTTAAGAGTAAGACATACGTTGGGTCCGACACAGAATTGAGCAACACTATAAAAAGCAAGCTCGTATCCGAATTCGAAAGCAGGTTTGGACCAACAATAGAATTGTACCGTTCTGAGATTATTAGAACTGTGCAAGAGATAGATGGTGTCGACCATTGCAACTTGATCTCTCCATACTGCGATATTTTCTTCAACTACGATTTAGAAAGTCTGACGCAAGAAGAATTACTTGAATATACACCTGAGTACGTTTTCTTCACTACATTCGACATATCAATTAAAATATTAACATAAGGAGAGCAGCCACATGGAAAATTTGCAATGTTTAGCTGAACTATCACTAAGCAAAAAGTTGCTTAGAAGAGTTACTCTTCAGGACATTTCTATTCTTGCTGGTGGTTTGTTGCTTGTATTTTTGTACTTCGCTAGCTTAGTAAGAGCTAGTAAGAGGAGAAATGACTTAGAACTTAAACTTATCGAAAGCACTGGATTTGACTATAAAATTCTCGAACTTGTCACAAAAGTTCCGAATGCGTTTTGCACTAGTCTTATTCCGCGAACTATTTTTATGACAAGAGGACTTGTAAAAATGTGTACTGAGAGAGAATTAATAGCAGTAGCTCTCCACGAGATTGCTCATTTGAAAACGTACGACTCATTTACACTCCTTCTTTCAGTTTTAGCGGCAAGAGCTGGCTTAACAGGAGTTATTGCTAGAGCAACAAATTTCGTGATAAAGCAGCGGATTGGAGGGCCTGCTCTCAGGTCAGCACTCGTCGCTTCTGTTGTCGGTTTAACTGCACTTAGTGAAGTGGTTGCTATCGCGTTCTTAATGAGAATGCAAGAAAAGAGGTCTGACGCTTACACTGTCAAGTTTGGTTATGCTCAAGATCTAGCAAGTGCTCTACAAAAAATCGAAGAGTACAGTAAGAAAAAAGAGTTCTGCGGTTTCTTGTGTCGTGTCAATAAAAAGATCGGAAATATTTTTGCTTCACACCCAGAAACAGAAGAAAGAGTAGAGTCACTCTTAAAGAAAGAAGAAACGTGGAAAAAGATTCAAGAACAAGATAAACAGGGATTGAAAAACTTAATCCAAAAACACTTAGTTGGTGAGCAAGAATGAAAAACAAATTACTAAACACCTATTTGGAGTTTCTTCAAGAAGTAGCTCCTCCTGACTGGGAAGGAACTATTAAAGCGATGAAAAAGCATAAGAAAATTAAAAGCCCTTGGGCTCTAGCTTGGTATATGAAAAAGAAGGGCTACAAACCTCATTATACTAAGAGAGGCAAAAAACTCTCGGAGTTTGTCGGCTACGGAGGAGCTGGATCTGCTCTTAGAATAATTGCAGAGTGTAAAGAGTTTGCTAAAGAAGCGACTCTTTCTCAAGAGTGTACTGAAAAACTGCAACGCATAAAAGAGTGCCTCGAAGCTAATATGTCTGCTTGCGGTAGCGATGGATCTTGCAGACAAGTATTAGCAGAAGAAATCAGTCGCTTAGAAAGCTTAATGGAGGCTTAAAAATGAGCACGCTTTTGGAAGACTACATAAATTTAGCACGAGAAAAAGAAGATTTACTTCCGTGCTATCGTAAATGCAAGCAGTACAAAAAGAATAGCACTGCATACAAGATTTGCATAGAGAAGTGCAAAATAAAAGGGCTAGAAATTAAGATTAAAGAATTGTCTTGGAAAAAAGGGCCAGAAAGAGGCTACTACGAAGAAGAAATTCGGAAATCTAAAGATAGGATAGAAAAAATTAAGAAGAAAATTCTAACATTGTCTACATCTCGCCCTAATAACATCGCTATTCTGGGAGGAAGCGTAAGCAAACATGATAGACAAAAAATAGAAGAAATTATCAATCGAACATGCGAAAGAATCGATGTTGAGCAAGTCGTTCCAGCGATAGCTCAAAGAATGTCAAATGTACTAAAAGCTTTAAGCAAAGAAAGAGCAGCAGCTGGTGAAGTGCTAAAAAAGATGAAGTTAGCAACAGGACCACAACGTGCTATACTTTCTGCCAAGTATGCAGAACACATGAAAAACATTAGAGATCTTCTAGCAACTAAAAAGCATTTGGCTTCTAGAATTACTAATGCATAGACGTTTTTTGATTTCGCAATAAGAGAGGAAGCAAAAAAAAATGGTAAGTGACAAACTAATCGAAAAAGTCGTAACTAAGGCACTGAAGAAGATTCAAGTTCAAGAGCAGGCCGGTGCTCTTACAAAAGCGGGGCAAGGAGCACTTGCGGCTCTTAGGCAAAAGATAGCTACTAAAAGACAACTTCTATCTCAACTGCTCCAGAGAATCAAGAACGCTCGCGGCAGTTCGAAAGAGGTTTTAAAAGCACAGTACCAGAAGAAAGCTGAAGAACTTAGAAATCTGACAGCCAAAGCTAGACAGCTTGCTGCGACTAAGAAAGGAAAAATTGCTATTGGCGCTGCTGCTGCTGCTGGCGCTGGTGCTATTGGTGCTTACAAATATAAGACAAGAAAAACAGTATAACACTAAGTTAGAAGCAAGAGGAAAAAAATGAGAAAAGTTGCTATTATTGGGTACGGAACAGTTGGAAAGGCTATGCAAAAAGTCTTTCCAGATGCTCTTATCTATGACGAAAACAAAGAGAAGAGTCTAGCAACTAAAGAAGAAGTAAACGAATGCGAGCTTGCACTTGTATGTGTTCCAACCCCTATGAAAATAGAAGAAGGCAAAGAATTTTTTCCAGCAGATACCTCAATAGTGGAAGAAGTAATTTCTTGGCTCGAAAGCAAATATATAGTAATAAAATCAACAGTCCCACCAACGTTTACTGATACAATTGTAGCCAAAACTGGAAAGAATGTTTGTTTTTCTCCAGAGATAGTTGGCGAATCCAAGTACTTCACTTCGCCATGGAAATATCCAGACCCGAGCGACCCTAGATTACATGACTACGTTATCATTGGCGGGGAGAAAGAAGTTAGAGAAAAAGTTTGCGACATTTTCGTAGAACGACTTGGGCCAGAGAAAACTTACTACTTAACTACTGCAGTAGAAGCCGAAATCATTAAGTATATGGAAAACTGCTGGGGAGCTGTAAAAGTAGTTTTCTGTCAAGAATTCTATGACTTGTGCCAAAAACTTGGTGCTAGCTATCATGTAGTAAGAGAAGGTTGGACACTTGACAAAAGAGTAGAAAAAATGCATTCGGCTGTCTTTGTTAACGAGAGAGGCTTCGGAGGAAAGTGCTTTCCGAAAGACACAAACGCTCTTGTGTCGTTCGCCGACTTGATTGGAATCAGCATGGACATTATAAAAGCTGCTATTAGAAAAAATAGAGTACTCCGAAAGGAAACAACATAACAGAAAGATTTAGCTAGGTAACAGTAATGGAAACTTTATATTCTATAGCACGTGTTGAGGAAGCTAAGCTCAAATCTCTTTTAAGAGATGTAGTTGGAAAAGAAATGAGTGAACTTTCGAAACCCTGCTATATTCCGAGCCACAAAGCTTACTATTACGAACTCTTACAAAGTTGCGGATTAAACGAGCAAAACATAAAAGAGTTTGTGTCACGCTTTTGGAAGGGTAGAAAAGAAGCAAAGTGGAACCTCTGGAAAGATCCTGTAACTCTGTTTTCAATTTGGCTAATGTGGTACTTTCTGAAAAAGAAAGATATGATAAATTTCAAGTATGCTTTAATGTACCACATGATTAGAAACTACGCTAATATTATGAAAAAGTTTATGCCCGCTTACTGCGACGAAGCTGCATTCAAGTTTACTCTTGACCACTTAGGAAAAACTCACTTATTTTCGAGAGAAAAGACTATTGCTAATGCTCTTCTCTTCTTAGCCAATGCACTCGAACAAAAGTATGCTCGCGACATCTTCGCACAAGACTTAGACAGAATTTCTCGATTTATTGGAGAAACAAGACATAGAATTAACCAGAGTGTTAGAAGCTTCGCAATAGCATACCATAATAACGTTAAGGAGAAAATTGGTTATAAAACTCCGTACGAACAACCAGAAGAGAGAGCAGAGACAATCTTACCAGCAATAGAAAAGAGAGAACTCTTTATAAACGAAGTAGCAAGAAGAATAACTACGTTTGGTGAAATAGATGAAGAGAACTTAGAGAACGCTAGAAAGATTACTTCTACTACTAAAACTTTAGCAGAAGCAATTGTTAATGAGTTATCGACACCAAAGTACTCCGAGTCAGTAAGAGTAATTTTAGACTTGTTCTTACGAGAGATAAAAAGTGTAGCTGATTTATGCGGGACTCACTTTTATAAAATTGTTCGTTCTCTCATGGCAATAAAAAGGACATCTAAACTACTGCATTTTAAACAGCAAGTAACTAATCTTCTACTACAAATCTTAAGAAGTATTGGCTTCGAACGTAAATTTAAGAGTTTTACAAGTCAAACGCAGTTCTTAACTAACTTATTTCTAGCATATTATATTACTCTTTTTGCTAGAAAAGCGAGGTGCTGAAATGGATATCTCTGACAAGCTAAAAGAAATGTTAGAAGCATTCGGTCAAGGACTAGAAGACATTGGTGGGAATCCCTACCCTAACTATATGCAGTCTCTAAAGAGTGTTCTTCGACCAGTACCTGGGGTTACGCAAGACTTCGAGAAAGAAGTCATAGAATTTCTAGAGAAAAATCAGTCTCCGTCAGAGCAAGATGTACACGAATTCGCAGCAAGAATCGGAGTTCCGACACCAGCGGTTAGGAGAGTTCTTTACCGGCTTGCTAGTTCATTCTTATCCGTCGGTAAGCACAGACATGTTCCAGACTCTGAGTACGATGCACATCAGCTAGCTATGGGACAGAAAGTCGAATTGGAACATACAGACGATCCAGCTATAGCGAAAGAAATTGCCAAAGATCACTTAGCAGAGTGTCCAGACTACTATACTCGTCTCGAGATTATGGAAAAGGAATGTGAAAAATAAAGCATGGCTCAAGAAGCAAGAGCAATCCCAACACGATCGTATAAACTGGAAGTAAAAATAGGAGATAGAGATTTTACAGCTGACTTACTTTCCGCGAGAGTTATTTCGTCTATAGTCGTTCCATACCAGATTGTCGTTTTAGACCTGTTCGTTTTTAGAGGCCACGGTGATCTAATAAAAGACCGAATTCTAGAAGAAAACCCTATAAAGCTTACAGTTAAACTCCTTGGAATACAAGGTGGCTCAAGAGAAGGAGAAGGAGTACCTTTACAACAAGTTGACTTTGAACTCATGTACTTAAAGTCCTACCACGCAGTCTCTCCGACAGCTATGACACCAAATACAGTCCAGAAAGACAGAACTATCATGAGCTTAGCATGCTTATGTCGTAAACCCTTTAAAACAGTGACTACTCTAGTAAATGACGTTTTTACTAATACTACTTTAGAAAAAGTGATAAAGAGTCTAGTTGGAACTACCGAAGCAACTCTTAGACTAGATACTTCTGGAATAAACCAAAATGTAATAGATCAAGTAGTTATACCACCCTTAACTTTGCACAGAGCAATCCAATACATTGACTCGACGTTTGGTTTATATGATGGTGCATGCGAAGTACACTGCAGATATGACAATACTCTATTCATCAGCAATATGTCTAGAAAAGTGGCTAAAGCACAGCGTTTCACGATCTACCAACTTCCTTTAGACCTCGATAAGAAAGAGTTAGAGAATAAACTACATGAGGTAGAAGATGGCAATAGTTTCATTACGTATGCTCCGATAAAGAACCAGTTCTCTGGAAATGCAAAAGCAACTCTTCTTGCTAGAAAGTTAGAGCACATAGTAAAACCGAAAGATAAGCTGTACTACAAACTAGAGCACAATTTAGATGACCTCTGCTCTGACGTTGGCATTCTTTACAAGACAAACAAGATCTATACTGACAGAACTATAGATAGAACTCGATACTATATAGACCAGACTGGCTATGAAGATGACGAAACTTTTATTAAGTCGAAAGTTGGTAAACACTTGACTTCTCTATCTACTACTACAGTTCATATAGAAAGAAACTTTAGAGTTCTCTCGCTTCTCGATGTTGGTGAGTGCGTAAAGCTAGCTAGCTTGAATCCTGACTATATAGACTTAGCTGGAAAATACATCTTAAAATCTTCAGAGATCAGGTTCCAAAAGCGTGGAGACTGGATAGCCGTAGCTACGTTAGACTTAGCTAGAAGTAATAATATTGTATGAGGAAGCTAGCAAAAAAAAAGCTCTTTAGTATGAAAATAGACTAAAGAGCTTTTTTTCTTCGAGCTCAAGCTTTCTTTTTCCGTCGTACTGGAAAATTCTTTACATCTCCTTTCTCAAGAAAGCCGGTGACTTTAGTCATCCGGATGAATTGAGATCATTTTAGAACTGTTCTTGATTCTGATTTGTTTTAAATTTAGAACAAACAAATATAACTAAAAATACAATTGAAAGTCAAAAACGGGTATGAAAACATTAAAATCCTATACTTGTAGAATTTCTGGAAATAAACAGAAACTTGAGTTTCTAGAAAATACTTTACAACAGATTCAGCAATTGTCAGAATTTGTTTTCTACTTGTGTAAGTCAAGTTGGAACGATCAAAAGTCTTTGTATCGACTTTGCAGACAACAATTTCCTCAAATAAATTCTAAATGTCTTCAAAACTTCATAAGTTTATATGCTCCTTGGAATTACAAGAAAGCTCCAAAGAAACCAATAAAAGCAAGTATTTTCATGGATCAAGGCCAACAAGTTTCTAATACAACTAAACCAACTAAATACGCCAAAATCTGGCTAAAACTATTTAGAAAGTATTTTCCTTTGTTTGGAAAACATCTAGATCTTTCAAAAGGAAAAGTTAAACTAGTTCAAATTTACAAAAGGTCTAGTAACAATAAGTTGTATTTAAGACTTTCTATAGAAATAGAAAAACCAGATCCACAACCAAAACAAATTCCAAAAGTAGTTGGTCTTGATGTTAACTACAAACGAGTTGTTCTTTCAAATAATATCTTTAAGCATATCAAACAACTTGCTCATAGAAAACTTGAGCGTAAAAAGAATAACCAGAAACTTCGAAATTTGGCAAACTATTCAAAAGACTATTTGCACAAATTGACTTCTCAAATTTCTAAAGAACTTCTTCAACAAGGAGTAGACGTTCTAGTCCTAGAAGATCTGAGACATTTGAGAAGGTCAGCTTCAAGAAAACTTGGGACTTCTAAAGGAAAAATGTTGAATTATATCATTAACAGTTTTCCTTACTCGATGTTCCAAAACTTCTTGGAGTATAAATGTTTAGATCAGGGAATTCTAGTTGTAAAAATCAATCCAGCATATACGTCTAAAACTTGTTCAAGTTGCGGAAGTAGAAATACTTCTAGACCACAACAAGAAAGATTTGTTTGTAATGATTGTTTGATTCAACTTGATACTGATCTAAACGGGTCAAGAAACATTGAGAAGTTCTATAAGAAATCTCAATGCGCTACTAGTGACTCTAGCGCTCTGTTAGACCCAACAAAAGTAACAGGAATCTGGGGGCTTTAGTCCCCCAGAAGGTCGCTTCTTCCATTACTTCCCTTTTCTTAGTTGTTCGTAGACTTCGGTTGATACTTCCACTGAGTGGCCTTTCAAGCACTTCCTTCTAAAGAACCACTTTCCTCTAACTAAGTCTGCATCCCAAAGGAGCTGTTCTTTCGAAATGCACAAAGGACAGTACTTCCCAAGCCAAGATTTCGCTAGCTCACTTGTCGTTGAGTCGATTAAAAAAATAGGTGTTTTCATTTTTCCCTCCTTTCTGTAAAGATATATATATAGCTGCGGTGTAGTTCTCTTCTGAACAAAAAAATGGAGAGCAGTGCACAAAACATGACGAAAGAAGAAAGAGAAAAACTAGTTCAAGAGTATATAAAATGTAAGTCAGACTTCGAATACTTCTGCAGAAACTACATTGTAATCGAGCTTCCTGGTGGCGACGTTTACTTAAATCCCTACAAGGAACAGTTAAAGCTAATAAAAACGATCGAGCAAGAGAAAACTGTATTAGTTCTTAAGTCTAGGCAAATTGGAATTTCTACGATTGTCCAGGCTTATATCACTTGGCTTACCACTTTTTTCGACAATGTCGTCGTCGGAATCATTTCTAAAGATGGACCGGAAGCAACTAGTTTCGCTAGAAATATAATGTCCATGTTAGATAAGCTTCCAAAATGGATGACACCAGGGTTCAAGAAAAGAACAGAACAAACGTTTATTTTGAGCAATGGTTCTAAAGTGTATGCAACACCTGTCAATCCGTCAACGCCAGAAAAAACGCTAAGAGGTAAAGCAATTACTTTTCTAGTTATTGATGAAGCAGCTTTTGTGCCACATATTGAAGAAGCATGGACTGGAATGGTCTCAGCTTTAGCTACTTCTCAGAAACACGCTAGACAAAATGGGATACCCTATGGAACAGTTCTGCTAAGCACCCCGAACAAGACAGAAGGTGTTGGAAAGTGGTTTTTTACTCGATACCAGAAAGCTTTATCTAACTCTGACATCTTCAAGTTATTTAAGATACACTGGAAAGACATTCCAGAACTGGCAAGTGATCCGTCTTGGTATGAGACACAGCGAAAGCTATTCGGTTATGACGAAAAAGCTATAAAACAGGAGTTAGACTTAGTATTCTTACCTGGGAGCGGTTCTTTCTTCTCTGAAGAGATATGCGAAAAACTACAATCAATAGACTGTAAACCAATTGAAGTACTTAAACTATTTAACGGCGAATGGTGGAAGTTTAAGCAGCCAGAAAAGGGAAGGTACTATTTAATTGGCGTAGACACTGCTGGTGAGCATGGGGAAGACAACTCTGCAATTACTGTTTGGGACTACGTAACACTAGAACAAGTCTGCGAATACCAAGGTAAGTGCTCAGTTACAGATTTTACAAAAGTTGTAGCTCTTGCTTGTGCTCAGTACTCAGGTATTGTGGTGGTTGAGAACAACTCTTACGGTAACCAAGTATGTGAAGCACTAGACCGAAGCGAGTTTGCTCCAATGCTATATAAAGAGAAAAGGTCAGAAAATAAAGTCGTTACTGGTCTCTCTACTAACTCGAAAACACGACCCCTCATGATCGATTCTCTTTATTCGTATATAGCAGAAACTCCAGAGATCGTAAAGTCTAGAAGACTAGCTCTAGAACTTGTGGGTTTAGTCTCGAAAGCTAGCGGCAGAGTAGAAGGTGATGAAGGTTGTAGAGACGACTTAGCTTTAGCTACAGCTTGTGCTTTCTACGTCAGAAAGTATGACCCGCCACTAGCGATAAGTTTGGCTGGAGAAAAAGGAAATATACTCGATAAAGTTCTAAACTTAAACGTCAGTGAGAATCTCTCTTCTTTTACTAACGAAGATATTGCACAGTTTGTAAAAGAGAACATAGCCCAGATCTCAGCTATGGGAGGCTCGTTCATTAATACTCTACAATTCTATGACGGAAGTTCCCAGTTGCAGAAACTAGAACCCATGTTTAGAATAAAGAAAGGTCCTATCGACTTAGAGAAAGATATTGACTCTAGCTTTTCTTTTGCTGACTATATTGATTTGACAACTGAGTGAGGAAGTTACTAAAATGGATAATCTTCAAGAGCTTTTCGTTTTACCATTTGGAGCTGAAGTTGTAGCTACTTTCGGCAACATTCCAGTTTACTCTTCCGAAAAATTGAAAGAGAAGTTTATTGAAGCAATTTTATTGTCTAAGACTCTCTCTAAGTGTATTGACAAGATTGCAGAAATGGTAAAGTACGGGCAGATTGTTCCGTGCTGGCAAAGCAGTAACGTTATTTCTTTTATCGCTAGGAGCATTTTCGCTCCGGCCCGTTCGAAAATTCTCGTTGGTGCTTACAGCCAACCAGAAAAGACAATTTACATAGTTATCGACAACAAGACGAACTGGTTTTTGTCATATCCTAACGAACTGCTCGAAGACGTCCTTTTGCACGAACTTTGCCACAAGTTTGCAGTAGAGATTCCAGGAGCTTTCTATGCCGAGTTTAATGATGTTTTGCAGAAATTTTACTCTTCTTATTTTATGGACTTGTTTTCCTTACCCAAAGAAAAGAGTAAGGAAGTTAGTATAATAGTTGAGGACTTTCTCAAATTTCTTGTTACTTATCAGTCGAAAGCGATCCTTATTAAAAAGTTTATAAGATTATACGAAAAAGAACTAGACAGTTTCGGAAAACTTGCTGTAGACAAAAAGCAGTTTAGAGTAAGACAGGTTTCTCTTCTTATTACCATAGCAAAGATAGCTTCGGAACAAGATCCCTTAGAAATATTCTCATCCTCTGCGCAGACAATTTTACCACTTTACGAAGCGTACAAACGGTTCGGACTCAGTAACCTAGATACTATATGTCTTCAAGAGTTGGTTGCACCATCTGAGGTTGTCAGTATACTCTGTGGTAATGGACTCTTCAGTTCTAAGTTTTTGTCTTTAATGAAGAAAATTTAGCAGAAAAAATCTAAAAAGGAGATTAATGCTTAAATGGCCGACTACGATCCTACCAGAGAGTCAAAAAGGCAAATAGAAGACTTGCTAAGACGAGCAGAAGCAAAGAAGACCGCCCTCGATACACTAGCTGAAAGAAGAGGAGTCAATCCTGTCCTCAACTTTATAAGCAGAGAAGAAGCTCGATTTGAAGGTGACATACGAAAGTACAAAGGAACTGTAGCAGATATCGCACGAAAAAGAAGGGTTACTGAATTAGCTGGTCCTGGTGAAATTAGGGAAGTTGAAAGTTCAGTAGCAAAAATTCTCGACAAACTTGGCTATGTAGTTGAGTCTCTATCCCGTGGTGTCACAAAGATCAGTCAAGTTACAGCAGAAACTCTCCAAGAGTATAGGGACGCAATTAGGCAAGATATTTACATAAGTAAGCCCCGTGCAGTAGCAATGGCTCTTTCGACAGCTACACCAATCTTTGGCTACTTTATAGGAAAGTTCTTCGAGACAAGATTATTCCAAAGAATCACCGAAGGGATCAAAGAAAAGTTCTTAAATGCAATTTCGTTCGTAGCTGACAAACTTCGAAGCATGTGGGGTGGTGTTACAGAATGGTTTCGAAGACGAGCAGAAGAGAGGGCATACAGAGGGAAGATCGAACGTGTAAAAGTAAAAGCACCAAAACTGCAAGAGGGTGGCTACGTACGTAGAACTGGTGTGGCGCTGGTGCATGAAGCTGAAGTTATTACTCCTGTTGAAAAAATATTCCGTTATATAGAAGAGAAGACTGGAAAAAAAGATATACTAGAAAAAATCGAAGCGTGGATAAAAGAGCTTACATATGGAGTTATCGACCTAGAAAAGTTTATTAAGAGAGAAAGGGTAGAACAGAGAAGTTTTATTGAATCGTTCGTTAAAAACTGGCAAGAAGAACGTCACTTCGAAGAAAAAGACTGGAGAGAACGTGTAGTTAGGTTGCTGGCTGAACTGAAGACTGGATTATTCGGGATGACTTCTGCTATTAGAATAGCTTGGCAACGAACATTAATGGAGCATCCGACTCTCAGGTTTTTAATTGGTTTAGGAACTGTTTTAAAAGTTGGTTTTTTGAAACCCATAAAGTGGTTGTTTGGTGTTAGAGGCGGTTACAGGGCTATGCTCCCGAGAGGCGTCAATGTTCTTGGAAACATTCAAGATACTCTCTTCCTAATCTTCACAAACATGATGCCAAAGCTGGACCAAATTATGCTTAGTCTGAAGCAAATGGTAGAGAGCTTAACTGGAAGAGAAGCAGAGGCAGTTAAGGAGCAAACGTATAGTTTATACGATAAGATAAGAGAGTTCTTAGGAACAAAGACAAAAGAAACTCCAGTAAGAGTACTTCTTTGGAAAAAGTTCATTGATGCACTTGAACTTAGAGAAGAGAGTCTTAGAGAAGCTGGAATTACTGGCTTTGCTTCTTTCTTAAGTCCTTTCAGAATTCTGGGTATGCTTTTTGGAAGAGCAAAAGGTAGAACTGTACCTGGAGTTAAGTCTGGTTTTGCTGATGCAGAAAAGAAGTGGGCAAGTTTTGTAGAAGCACTTAAGAAAATAAAGAAGAGAGTAATATTCGGTGGCATAGCGGGAGCAGCTGCTGGACTACCAATCCCAATTCCAGGACTTTCCTTAGTAACTGGTGCTGCAGGTGCAGCTGTAGGTGCAGCTACTGGCTTTTATGCTGAGGCTAAAAAACAAGCACCCCAAGTTACAGCTATGGCCAAAAGATTTTTCAAGTGGGGTATTCTTGGTTTCTTAGCAGCTCCTTTGATTCCATTCGTTGGGCCTGTTGGCGGAATAGCACTGCTTGGTACTATTGGTGCGGTTAAACCCTACTTGAAAAGAATTGGTGAACTTCCAGGAGCACAAACTTTATGGGGGAAGATAAAAGAATGGTCTATAGAGGCGAAGTTTAGATTCAAAGAACAATGGAAGAGAATACATGATCGTCTTGTCGAAATAAAAGAAAATACCGCACAACCTTGGTGGAAGAAATGGTTAGCTAAATTTGGTCTCCTAGCTATGTGGGTGCTTGGCAAGATAAAGACTTTCTTGCTAAATCCGGCTTGGTTTTTCACTAAGTTACTCTACAAGATACCCAGAGCTCTCATAGAAGGCTTGCTCTTAGGTGGTAGAGGTATAGGACGTGGTATAGTCCTCGCTGGAAGAGGAGTGGGTAGACTTTTGTCAAGAATGGGCCCCTGGGGTGTAACTGCTGCTATTAGCGGTGGTCTTATGGCTGCAGCAGATGCCAGAGAAGCAGCTAGGAGAGCAAAAGAATGGGGCGTTCCAACTTGGGCTGCTATGGTTGGTGGTGTTCTTGGCAGTATTGGTGGAGGACTGGAAGGTCTTAAAGAAGGAGCTTTAAAGGGAGCAGCTTTAGGAGCAGCTGCTGGTTCTATAGTTCCAGGTGTTGGTACAGCAGTAGGAGCTGGAATTGGTGCTATTGCTGGTGCTATCCTTGGTTACATAGGCGGGGAAAACATAGCAAGAGCAGTAACAGTAGTGTGGAAACAAGTTAGCCGTCTTGCAGAAGCAACATGGAAATGGGTTAAATATCCAATAGAAGTTGCTGTCGGTGCAGTTAGAGAACTAGCATCTTGGATATCTGAAAAATGGGACTCAATAAGAGATACGACAAAGACAGTTATAGATAAAGTTACCTTCTTTGCAAAGAGGTCGGCAGAGAATCTTATAGATTCGTTCGTTACAATCTTTAAGTTCTTACATGATATAGGCACATCTATTAAAGATTGGATTATTGAGAAAATCGTCGTTGCTCTTCCATTTCTTAGACCTCTCATGGCTCCATATATAGCTGCTTACAGAGTTGGAAAAGCTGGGTTCGAAGCAGTTAGAGAAATAGCAAAACCAGTAGCCGCAGCTGGTGCAAGAGTAGTAGAAGAAGTAGCAAAACCAGCAGCCGCAGTTGGTGCAAGAGTAGTAGAAGAAGTTAAAGAACCGTTTGTCTCTTACTACAAAAGAATACGGGGAATGATCATTGCGAGAGAAGGTGCGAAAATAGAGCAGTTACAAGAGCCAGTAAGGAGAAATTTGGAAGCTATGGCTGAAGAGTTTAAAGCTATGACTGGAAGACCACTAACTGTTAACTCAGCTTACAGATCAAGAGAAGAGCAAGCAAGACTGTACATGGAAAAAGGACCAGGACTCGCAGCTCCTCCAGGGAGGTCACTACATGAAAGAGGTCTCGCTGTAGATGTATCTTCAATTGATGCAAGAAAACTCGAAGAACTTGGTCTCTTACAGAAGTACGGCTTCGCTAGGACACTGCCACATGAACCTTGGCATCTTACATATCAGTCAGTTGGTGACGCTATAACAGTGAGAGACACCGCTGGTAGAACGTTCCTTACAATGAAAAGCTTAGCTGCTATGAGAGCTTCGGAAGCACTTTTGGGCGCAGCTGGAAGTTCAGAAGTAGCTCGAGCTCTTGCAGCTGGTATGGCCAACTTAAGCAAACAGATACAACATGTAATGACTAATATAACTAACGTCTATAACACTACTATGCAAAACATGAACGCTGGTGGTGGTAGAGCTGCATACCAGAGTCCTTACGATTCAGAACTAACTATAGTCTTATCTGGAAACGTTCCATAAAAAAGAGGTAAAATTCATGTTAGAAGCACTGTGGTCTTTGCTATTGGTTGCGTTTCTAGTATCGTGTTGCTTCATAGGTTTTACGTGGTTAATCATACTAATACTTGACGAGAGGCAAAGATAAATGATAGAGCTAACGAAAGAGGCCCCAGTTGAGAAGATTTCTTTACCGATAGGTGTACCGCCTGTGGAAGCCAGAGTTAGTGGTGTTCCATTTGAAGCAACTCTTCCGCGAATGGAAATAACACCATGCTTGCCAACTGTAGGCGAAGGAATCACTCTCTACAGGCTAGATCCAGTTTTCGGAATGTATAAAACTATGCTGCAATCTCTTGGCTTCGAACTAGGAGAGCAAAATACAACAGGGCGATCTCTACCAGTCGTTTTCCAATTAGACAATACACCAACAGAATCATTTACTAATGACTACTCACCAAGTTTTTTGCAACAAATGACTGAAGTAATATCTGCACCAATGCAAGAGTTAATGTATATAGCGAACGTACAGAACCTTCAATCTGCTATTGGTGCGATGAGTGAAATAGCTAGAGGAGCTGGAGCAGAAAGCATAGCTGGGTGGATGGAAAGAGCCAAAGGAGCTATAGAAAGTGCAGAAAGATGGGCTGGACTAAAAACAGCTGAGCTAAGACTAAGAGGAGAACGTGGTGCAGCAAGAATGCTAGAAACTGGAGCTAGAGTTGGGCAAGCTCTATTAACTGGTTCCAGAGTTGACTGGCCAAATGTTTGGAAATCCAGTGCTTTTGGTGCAGTGTATTCGATTACTGTTAGACTTATGTGTCCAGATGTAAAAGATGACTCTACATATGCACGGACAATCATTGGGCCACTTGCAGCTTTACTTCTTTTGGCAGTTCCCCAGTCAACAGAAGATAGCTTCTTGTACAGATGGCCATTTATACATAAAGTTAAATGCCCAGGATTGTTCAATATTAAAGCTGCGGCAATAACTAACATTTCTGTCTCAAAAGGTGGTGACCAAGCTGCTGGCGGAATATCTTGGATGCAGCGACCTTGGATAGTCGATGTCCGGATAGACTTTACTAACTTGTACAACGTTCTCGTAAGTGGTGTCGCAAACGAAGACATACCAAATGTAAAAGACTATATAGATGGTATATTAGATTCTAAAAGTTCGATTAAGAATATGTATGTAGTTCCAGCTGGTGTGGCTGGGTCACCGCCGAAGACTTTAGAAGTAGAGTATACATATACCGCAACTAAGTACGGTGAGGAAGAAGTAGAAATCTCTAGTAGAGTCTCGCCTTCTGACTTAGCTTCGTATAACATACTAGCTGATGCCGACCCAATTCCAGAGGAACAAGTTAGCACAGAAGAAGAAACAAGAGAAGAAGCTAGCCAGCTTTTTGGTCAGGTTTCTTCGCCAACGTACGACGAAACACAACAGTCGTTAGAGGAACAAGAACAGCTAGCCACAAACGCAGTCGAGAGAGTGGATCCTGCAGAGTGGTACGAACCGCCTCCCCACGATTCAGTAGAAAAAGTAACGACTAAGCAAGATCCTTCGAAAGAAGTGAATATGGAAGAGAAGGTTTCTGAAGCGAGAACCGCTTTAAAAGAGATGTCAAAGAAAGCTTACGAAAGAGCTATAGCAGAACGAATGTCTCTAGAAAATAAAGCAGCTAGCGTAACTTCTGCAGCAAAAGAGAAAGTTTCTTCTGCTATGCAAAGTATCAAGACAAAAATCTCTGGTACGTACTATGCAGACGAAATGGGAACAACTGAAAAAACGACAGTACAAACTATTTCGGAGAGAGCTAAAAACTTATGGAATCTGTGGAAGAGGGGTTCTACAAGATCTAGAGGAGAAACTTAACTGAAACTCCTTAACATGAATCTGGGTAGTAATAGTAGAGGAAAGCCCATGAAGAAGGGAGGGCTGAAGAATGTCCAAAGTAGAAGATATTCTCCAGAGAAACTGGAAATTCGTGGCTCCCTGCTATGGTAGAGTATATCCTCTCGTTGTCAGTAGAGGTAACGGTGTTCGAATATACGATATAGACAATAAAGAGTATTTAGATTTCACTTCTGGTATAGCAACTTGCAATACCGGACACTGTCATCCAAAAATAGTCTCTGCTATAAAGGAACAAGCAGAAAAGTTCCTGCATATGTGTTTTGCTGACTTCTACTACGAAAAAGCGATTGACCTATGCCAAAAGTTAGTCCAGCTCTCTCCAGGTTCTAAAGATAGAAAAGCTTTTCTTTGTAATTCTGGCGCAGAAGCAAACGAAGCAGCAATGAAGCTAGCCCGCTTTTCTACAAGAAAGAACTTCTTCATCTCTTTTATAGGTTCTTTTCATGGTCGAACATTCGGTTCTCTATCTATTACGTCAAATAAAAGCTCGAACAAAAAAGGTTATGGTAGTCTCTTACCAACAGTATTCGTTCCTTATCCTTATTGTTATAGATGTTTCTTTAAGTTAGAGTACCCCTCTTGCGGTATGCAATGCCTTTCTTTCATTAGAGAAGTACTAGAAAAAGCAGTTCCTGCAGAAGAAGTAGCAGCCGTTTTTATAGAGCCAATTCTTGGAGAAGGAGGATATGTAGTTCCTCCTGACGACTATCTGCCAAAGCTCTACAACTTATGCAAAGAGAATGACATCTTATTTATAGCTGACGAAGTCCAAACTGGGTTTGGAAGAACAGGTAAAATGTTTGCGTGTGAACATTTCCACGTAGATCCAGATATCTTCACACTAGCAAAAGGAATAGCGTCTGGTCTTCCACTAGGAGCTATGGTAGCAAAAGACTCGCTAGTAACTGACTGGAGTGCTGGTTCTCACGGTAGCACGTTCGGTGGTAACCCAGTTTCGTGTGCTGCTGCTCTTGCCACAATAGAAGTTGTACAAGAATTACTCGAAAACGTCGAAAGAGTTGGGAATTATCTAATTGCAAAGCTAAAGCAACTAGCTGAGAAGTTTGAAGTGATTGGTGATGTTAGAGGAAAAGGTTTAATGGTTGCAATTGAAATTGTAAGAGACCGCACTCGAAAAGAGCCAGCTGGAGCGGAAAGAAGTCTTATTATCGAAAAGTGCTTCCGAAACGGCTTATTAGCTCTCCCCTGCGGCCAATCTTCAATCAGGTTTTGCCCGCCACTTATTTTAAAAGAACAAGAAGTAGACGAAGCAATCGAGAAATTAGAAAGCTCTTTGTCAGCCTGTTACTAAGCGAAAAAAAAGCGAGCAAAGAGAGAAAGCAAGTTAGTGGTTTCCAAACCGTTACAACAACCAACTAAAAGTGTGGGTCTGTCGTGGGCTTTTAAAATCAACAACATAGTAAAATTGTTTTAAGCCCACTTACAATACCCACTCTGGTGTATACCAGTGACAAGGAAGTTTCTAACTTGCGTTTCTATCTCTTTTGCTCGCTTACCTGTTTATCTAGTTCCTGCTTCCGGCAAAGGTTCTAGGAGTTTTTCTATATTTACGTCGATAGAAATTTCAGTTCTAGCGTTTGCCGCTTTTACGAGAGCATCTGCTCTAAAGAGGAACAGGCGAAGTTCTTGGATCTTTTTGTCTACTGCCACAACGTCATACCTTGGCTCAACAACTTTCTCAGTTGGAGAGTAGAATCTTTCTCTAATACTAACCTGCTTCTTCAGCTCCTGCAAGTCGTTAATTCTTTCTCTAATAATCTTCGTCAGACTCAAAAGCTCGTTTATTGTCATTGTGTTTCTTCCTCCTCACATAAGTTAAGCATTTTCTGGGGTAAAACAAGAACCCTTTCCGCTATATTCTCAAGTAGAATTCTAGTATTTATGTTCTTCTCTGTGGAAGAAAACTTTGTAATCGCCAGAAACATATTCCACGCAGTTACTGGTCCTGACATTTCTGCGAGGTACTCTGACACTACTTGTCTCTTTTTCTTACCGATCCTTTCGACTAACTCGAGAGTTCTTAGAACGTCGTCTTCGGTTAGTTTGTTCTTAAAATTTAGAGACACTAACTCAGTAATGTTTTCCTTAAAAGTGACGAAATAAGAGGCAATTGCTCCTGTTAAGCGACTTTTGGAAGCAACAGAATGCACTTGAGAGAAAGATCCAAGCTTCGTTCTAAAAACTAGCTTAGTACCAGCAACACACAAACCAAACAAGACTTTAGCTTGCCAAGTTCCGTCGTACGAATTCTGGACTGCAATTTCTGGAAGAATGTCTCCTTCCTGTGCAGAACCACTACTTACTACAATTTCGTGTATCATGCTCGTCTTTCGAGAGTTAAAAGCTGTAGCTTCTTTAAGAACCACAGTTCCTGTTTCTTGTACAGACTCTTTTATCTTGTTAATAAGAACTCGATTACCAATAAAGTTGTAGTACTCAGAAACAAATCCAGCAAAACGAAGTGGTTCGTGCGGTTTACAAGCAGTAAAAACGGCGTAGAATGGGATGTTGTCTTGATCTGAAGTTGTTACTTTCTTATAGCAGACAACGCTAATGTCATCTACATACTTAAAGCAGCCACTTTTGTACTCTTCGACACCAGCAGCTGCCATTCTTTCACTAAAGTTCGCCATGCTTTTTCTCCTTTTTTATCCAGCGGTACTTAATTGGAAATAGCTTGGAAAAAAGTTTCCACTTCACTCGATTTAGTAGTGTTCTCTTTTCGACAAGAAATATATTCAGATTCGCTATCTTAACTTCCAAATTGGGCTCTTCTATTTTTATACAGGACTCACTTAACACCTAACGTCTCCTTTCTTTTAGCAGGCGCCTCAAAGTCCGACGCTCCTTGTAGACCTTAGAATCAGTCAAACCGTAGAAGGTCATTTCCCATAGAATAGCAGAAAGAGCTTGCTCTAAAGAAAGTGGAACTCTTTGCAAGTTAAAGCCTAACCAGTCAGAAAAAGTACTATAATCAAGAGCAAACTCTTGTCCAGTTGTGGCACTTTTGCCATAAACTTCCCAACACTCTTTACCCCTCTTCTTAAAGCAAACGATTACGTCAGACGGTTTTGCTCTTTTCCTTTTTAGGTTAGAGTACAGGATTCTGTAAGCTCGTAGAGACTTAGTTTTTCTGCCCTTTTTAAAGAACTTAGACAGGTCTTTTTCGATTCTCTTAAAAGGTGTCTTCAATATGACGTCCTTAAGTTGTTGCATTTATGTCCTCTCTCATCGCCATCCTAATACCCTTCTTTATAACGCCAACAGTTTTGGCATCCCACTTGTACAACTTTGCGTCGTACTCTAGATTTCGGAGGGCTTCACCTGGGGTTCTATTATTCGTCAGAGTAAACAAGAAGTTCTCTACTGCTATTCTCCTAACTCCAGGAACACTTGCTAACTTCTTTATTTCTTCTTTTGTAAGCTGTCTCATAGAGTACTCCTTTCTGCAATGAATTTCATGTAGATGTTCCGTCCATCGTAAGAAAACGGAGATTCTATTGAAGTTAGTTTAAACTTACCTTCGTAAGTAAAGTAGTAGAAAGCTCTTTTTTGAGTCCATATACTACAGTGGGGGGAATTCGGCTCATTGAGTAGTTCAGTAGTAGTTACAATATTTTCTTTCTCAAAATCTGGAGAAAACGGATCTTCTCTCAGAATTCTTTTCGCCAGAATTTCGTAGTCTGGTGTTAGCCCAATAACTCTTCCCTTTGGCCGTAAGCACTCATACATTAAGTGGATAAGATAAAGCAGCTTACTTGGATGGATGTGCTCTAGAAACCTGTAAGCTACAATAGTATCGAAAATGATTCTCGTCCTCTCAAGAAAAGTGAAAGCATCTTCAGTACAGAAAAAAGTAGCTGGCTCTTTCTTAGATAGCCACTTTCTCTCGTAAGCTCTTTCGATAACTTTTGCTTTAGACCCCCCATAATAGCATGTATCCAGGTTTACCAAAAAACAGTTTTGAAACTCTCCTGGAAGAATTTTTCCAGAGCCTAAGTTAAGAACTGCTTCATTTGCGAGCATGTTTTTTCTCCCTAACTTCTTCTATACGATCTATAAAGCCCACAAGGTCTTCAACGTGCTCTGGAATCCAACTCCTGAGTTGGTATTCCATTTCCCTGTCTAGAACTTCGACCACGAACGGCCAGTCTGCTTCATCGAGTTCGTCATTCTCTAAGTGATCTGGAACTTCTTCCTCCTCGAGCTCGATAAAACAAATATCTCCGTTCTCGCAGACTGCATAATTTACTTCCCCACTACTTAGTTCTTCCAACTCCTTCGGGTAGCTTGTTGCCAGGTGCTGTGGTACTACAACAAGCCACCCTCTGGTCTTTGCTCGTATATCTTTCGAGAACTTCCTCTTGTAGTTGTCTGGAGCTTGTTCTAAACTCCAGATCCTTATTGATTTCACTTGTTTAGTCATAACGTAAAACACCTCCCTTATCCAAACTCAATCACTAAAGACTCACAGAAAGGTCGCAAATAGAAATTCCAGTACGACTGCTTATCGATGTCCAAGCAAGATATCATTTTCGTAGCACTTTTTGAGACTCTTACCTGACCGTAGCCTTTTAGCGTCACTAGAAACTTTTCGTCGTCAGTTGGAATGCAAAATACAAGAGGGTCATTCACTGCGAAAAACTCGTCTCGTATTCTTTGCAGTCGGCTAAATAACGCACTTTTGCTGCAAGCATCCGCAGTTAGAATTTTCTCTAAAAATTTTTCAATGTTTTCATATAGATAGGGAACGCCTTTTGCCACAAATTCGCCGTTCTTGTATTTACCAACGAACTTTGTACGGTCAGAAGAGGCCAGAAAAACATCAAAGATTCCGCGTAGTTCTAACGGTAGAAAAGAGTCAGTTTCGACTAGTTTTTTCGTAGTTAAAATTCCGTCGTACTGTCTTAAGACTAAGTCTTCTTCGCTAATTGAGTTCCTAACAATGTACTCCGAAATTAAAGATTCAGTAACACTTCGCAAGATAGTAGTTAAGCTTGGGTTGTCTCTCATCCTAAGACCGATTTCTATGTTTCTTGCGGCTTTATCGTGCTCTGGAATTTGGGACATATCGTAACCCAGTTTCTTTAGAATAGTATAATGGCAAGCTGAAATGTCGTAGGAATAGACGTCAGTTAAGTAAAGTTTTTTAGACAGAATTTTCATTTGCTTCCTTAAGAGAAAGAGAGGTTCTTGAAAACCTCTCTTTCTTTACTCTACACTCTTATCTTGTTAAGAACATAGATGCACACGTCGTCAATCTGGGCTAGGTGGTTTACGTCAGTGACACCTTTGCCACGCTGGGTAAACCAGTCAATGAGGTCTTTAAACGTCTTTATCTTGTACTTCTCTTCCTTAGATAACTTGCTATAAAGAACCGACGCCATTTCCGTATCCGCTTTCTCAAACATCGCTCTTTCGATAAAGACCGCGTCTGGCAAAGGAACTTTTACAGACTTCTCGTTGTTACGAATCTTCGTTTTATTATACGGAACAATCCTGTCGGATACTGTTACGTAGCAGAATGTTACGATGAGCCCAGTCTTCGTGTAGTACGCTCTTATTTTAATTGCCTCATTGACATCGTACAGAACTCTAAATAAAGAGTTCTGGAAGAACTCAAACTCGATTGGTTTCAAGTTTAGAACTCTTATCTTCGAGACCCAGTGAATGAGTACTGGAAATCTCCTTGGAAATCCATCTGACGCAAAACCTCCCCGAGAATCCGGAATTGTTACAAGGAGATGCTCTCCCCGCTCTACTCCAGTAAGACTCATCTTGCCGCTCTTAACAATATTACCAAACTCGCTCTTATGTTCTTCGAACCAGTCGAACAAAGAGATAGTCTGTATATCTGGTATCGGCTCTATATTCCTACACTGTACTTCTCTAACTTTCTTTGGTTCCTCAGGCGCAGGTTCGTCAAATGACTTTGTCTTTGGCAAATAGTCCAACAAGTTCTCCTCCATCTTCGTCCCTCCCTCTACGATTTGTAAACTTGTACTGTCCATCTTTTCTTGCCACTGTTGTAGTATGTAACTACGTACTCTATACCACGGAACATGAAAGTGTCGCCAACTTTCAGCAAGTCTTGCTCTTGCGTTTCTTGTACTTTTTGCACTTCTAGTTCGTCAGTCTTTTTTTCTATAGCCATTTCTTTTTTACTCCTTCCGTTCTCCAATACTCTGGTTCAATTTCTACAAACGCTTCTAAAGCCGCTCCGGCCAAGGCCATAATCTTAACCAGATCTTCATACGTTTTCACTGGAGCTGTTTCTTGTGTCGAATATTCTATACTTCCATTGAACCACTCAGGAACTTCTGAATCCCATTTATTTAAGTATTCGCTTGCTGCTCTGTCGACATACGTTTTAATAAAAAGCAGAAAACTAGCTACATTTAAATTGGGATTCTTTTTAGGGTCACCAAAGACGCTGTCTTGGTACCTTCTTTCTTTTTCGTAAAGTTGTAGTAGCTTTTTTCTTTCCATATTTTATTTCTCCTTTTTCTTAAAGAAACTTCTTGTCATCGAATCCCCCATTGATTCCTTTCCAAGCCACTGCTATCGCCTCATGCTTATGGATTGACTCTTCGTGACAACATTTTACAATCCAGTCGTAAATTTTGCTACAGGAATTTAAGTTGGCGATAATTCTTCTTATAGCATCCTCTACAAACATCGCATTCTGGGCTGCAATCCTTGCTAACTCTTGCTCATCGACCCTTTGAAGAATCGGGTACGGTATAGTTTTAACTGCATCTTCAACAAGGTCAATAATATCCTCTAGCCAAAGGAGTTCTGGCGGTATGACTTCTACAAGAACTTCTGCGAACGACCTCTGTGCGTGCGGAAAACCAAGCTTCGAATTTTGCTTTAAGTGTTCACATAGCGAAGCAGAGCACGGGCAATAAGAAGCATACTGCACAATTACTTTCTGGAAGAAGCGGAACTTTTCTCCGACAAGAGAACCTTCGAAAGCACAATCGTAGTATTCTGGAAATGTGTGTTTGCTTATCGGTGAAACTTTTATAACAGGGAGTTGGAACTCAAACCTAATAGAACTATTTGCAGAATCAGTTTCAACTTCAACTCGGAGGCGCTGTAGAATCTCTCTTATAAGAGGATGCTTAAGTGGCTTCTCTAAGTAAGGTTTTAATGTCCTTATTAGTTTGGACATACTTATTCCCTTTATGCTAGGTGCCAAATCAGTAGTCATTGTAATCTTTGCCACTAATTCGTGGAAACTACCGTATCGTGTCTGAAGAATAAACGGAGAGCGTACACTTTGCACTCCAACCTTATTTATGTAAAACTTGTGCTCTGGTTCTTGATTATGCTGTATATCTGGCAATTCTGTCATTCACTACCCTCCTTTTTATCGCTTTTCGTCTTTACACCGACTACTAAGCAATAAGAGTCTAGCAGTTTTACAGCCTCTGGGACATCGTCGATCTTATCGGGTCTCCTAACGAAGTCCGATCCGAGAATGGTTCTTAAGTATTCGTTCTTGAGGTCGATAGAATCGGACTTTGTAGTGAGAGTTTCGTACAAGTTTTCTGTAGCATCGTGAGCTATAAAGCAACACATTTCCATTTCTCCAACTCTTTGTCCACCTCTGTTCCTTCTCCCTCCAAGAGGTTGTAGAGTTCTTTTCGAATACGTTCCGATGCCTCTAGCAGCTAACCTGTCTTCGGCAATATGGACCATCTTGAAGAAGTACATGTACCCAAATCCAACTTTGTTGAGAACTTTCTCTCCCGTTATTGGATCGTAAATCGAACACTCAAGTGGAGTATTCGTATACTTGCAAGCTTCTAGAACTTGTTCTCTTGAACAGGACTCAAACGGGGGTTGCACTAGAGTAAGGTCATCTACAAACTTCTTGTCGATTACACCTAACTGACTCTCAAACTGATTGTAGAACCAGTTATCTTTCGTAGCATCTACTATCTTTATGTAGTCGAGAAGATACTTTCTCATTTCTTCTTGACTTTTTCCATCTTCTATCATTTTCAGTAGCTTAGCCTTAAGGTCTTGTAAAGACATCGCTAGATGCATCTCGAAGATCTGGCCTACGTTCATTCTCGAGATAGTAGACATCGGACTTACACATACTTCGGCATGCCGTCCATTTTCTAGTAACGGCATTTTTTCTTTTGGGAGAATATTTACAACTCCCTTATTACCATGCCGATTTCCAATTTTGTCGCCTACGTTTATCGGCTTTTCATATACTCCAAGAATCTCTATGTACATTCCATTAACAAGCTCTCCGTTTATTCTGTAGCTTCCTTGAGAAGTGAACTTGTTTAATCCATTATCTCGAATGAACTCCTGCACTTTTTCCCTTGGAATAAACTTGTATAGACTTTCGTGAAAATCTCTTTCTCTTTTCTGTTGCATTCTTATCGTTTCTTGCACCCACTCGTCAAATGGGCGAACTTTATCGTACCATTTGTTAGCGTAGATATTTACAGAGTAGATTTTTACGTCTCTCTCAGTCCTATAAACTTGTTCTTCTTCGAAAACTTTTTCTACATCATTATCTACATACATCTCCTTTACTACCGCATACTTCTGACCCTTCTCTAAAGCAACAACTGAATAGTCTTCTATTACTTCCTCTTGCACTTCGTTATCGCTTTGCATGTCAAAGACCTTATCCTTCCTCTTTACAACGATCTTGCTATAAGGAGTCGGAAGTGGTCTATAAGTTTTTCCTTTGCTATCATCTGACAAATCCAGAAGTATCTTGTTCGGCGGAAGGACGAAGGATAAGTCTATAAAGTGTAAAGAAGTAAAATCACCTCGGTCTCTAACTTCTTCTGAAATTAGAATAGCATCTTCGTAATTCAAGCCATGCCATGTAGCTAAAACCGTTAACAAATTCTTTCCTATCTTTATTTCTCCGTTTGTGCAGAAGAAGCTTTCAACTACTATATCGCCAGCTTTTACTTTATCTCCAACTTTATGCTTACAAACTAGGAAGTCTATATTTTCTGTCTGAGTTTTCCTGAATCCGACCTTAAAGATGTCGAAATCTTTGTCGTCATATACTACCACACAGAACGACTCATCGCGATATACGATCTCTCCATTCTTTCTAGCTCTTTTTATGAAAGACGAATAATCTGTGTACAGTCCTTCGCACCCAGAACGAATGTAGGGCTTCTCTACTTTTAGAAGAGTAACAGCCTGTCTCATTTGCGATGAAGCCATCTGCAACCTAGTTTGGTCGTCATGCTCTAAAAATGGAACCATCGAGACTGCTATCGAAACTGTGGCTTTATCTTCTACTTCTTCGTCGAACCGCATGTGCTCAGTTAGCTTTACTTTTGGCAACAGACTTTGCAATACACCACAGTTCTCTCTTTCTGGTGTGTCCACAGAACACACCCGACCAAACATTGACGGATGAACGTCTCTTAAGTACTCTGGGACATTTTCTTTAGTAAAAGCTCCTGGACCAGCTAAGCTAACTCTGCTAAGTTTTGTCAGTTCATCTATCGGATTCAGTGACTGATCGTACTGGATAATTGACGAAGTCTTACATTCTGAGATAACTTGTTTAGAGTTCGTACTAAACTTTGGGCGCAAAGCGTTACGACTAGCGATACAGAGGTTGTAAATGTCTCTTGCCAGCTTAGCCAGCACTATGTACTCGAAACAGCGTATTCTTTTATTTCTGAAGTCAGTATCGTCAATGTGACCAATTCTTAGAGCTTGCAATAACTCACTGACAGCAGACTCCGTTGTAAAGAACCTAGAGGATGGAACGTCTACTTTCGCAATGAGATCGAGCGCGTAAACTACTTCTTCACCTTTCTTTTTCGCATCGTAAGAAGTGTAGTATCTTCCAAGCTCTCGCACAAAGTCTTCTTGAGTGTATTCTTTCGATTCACTGTAGTACGAAAAGAAATCGCATTCCAACTTACCAAGAAGACCCGAGTTACTTGGAAGTTCAGTGAGTTTATCTAGTCCAAACATGTCCACTACTCTATCGAATCCGTAGCAGCAAAACAGGACGAGAGAAAAGGGAACGTCTTTGTTCATGAAATTTAGAGATACGTAAAAGGGGTCAGACTCTCCTTTTTTGTCCTTTACAGTTAGACTCAACGTTGCAACATTTGTTCGTAGCTTTATTGATTTACCTCTTGTAACAATCGGCAAATCGAACAACTGGAAGAGGGGTACCTTCTTCCTTCCAGAAATTACAATATAGTTTCCGTCAACAAGCTTTGGAATTTGCGTAGTTAAATTCACTACAGAGTTGTTCTTTTCTAGTACTATTACCAGATTCTTCTTTAGAGTTGGCATCAGTTCTCGTACAGACGGTCTCTGGTCTCTCAACTCAAACTCTTTTATAACGAAACCAGCTTCTTCAGCTGGCTTTAGCATTTCTCTCACTGTCTGCTCAATTGACGCATAGTCTTTCTCTCTAAGTTCGAAGATACCCCCATCACTAAGATGAAAAAACGGATTTACTATCCTCAATCCAGAGACCTCCTTTCTAGTTATTAGATTCTCTCGCCTCTTAGCATCTTATCAATTGGACCAACGTACTCACCAGAATACTGCACACCTCTAAGCAAATTCCACTTCGGATGAGAAAAAGCGAAACCAAGTAACCAGCTTTGTCTAGCAGGAACGCTTTGGACACTATGGTACGTTGGAGTTATCTTGTCTCTATTTTTCGCCATTCTCCAAAGAACGTTTCCAGCCCACATCATTTCAGAGACAATAACTTCAATGTGGACTGAGAAAATTTCTCTAGAAGTATTGTAGACTTCGAACAAATCGTGCACTAAATCTTTATAGTTAACTCCTTCTAACTGGTGTAATAGTTTCGAAGCTGCACTCAAGTCTGCTACTATATCTTTCTGCTTCAGAGAGGCTTCGCCTTTTACTACAGCGACTCCTGAAGTATGGAACGTTCTCAATATTAGCTGAGTATTCGTCTCTCCTAAGCTTTGTGCAGCTATAACACCAACGAAGCGGCTATGCAGAGTCTTATACAGATCTCCGTAGCAAGTGTGGCAGAATTCTAGACTACGACAGAAAATTGGGCTCCTTATAAATATAGTCTTCCCCAAAAACTGTGCGTAGTTTTTCTTCGTAATTTTGTCGAGTTTACCAGACGCATCTTTGTAGTACCGACCAATTAGCATCTTAGCTTTCTTAGTCGAGTCCACATAAACTTCAAGTAAATCAGTAGTACCACAATCTTCAACTGTTTCACTTACTAGAGCGTTCGCAGCAGTAAACACTAGTTTCCTTGACAAATAGCCAGATGCTCCAGTGTTTAGTGCAACATCAAGAAGACCTTTTCTGCAACCAAAAGTAGACAAGAAGAACTCTTCTCTAGTAAGTCCGTCCAAAAGACTTCTCTTTACTGGAGTCTTCAAGATTTGTCCTTTGAAGTTCGAAATAAAACCTCTTGTTAAGACGATCTGACGAACTTGGTCCCAGCTACCACGAGCCCCAGACTCAACCATGTAGGCATAGGGAAATTTCTCACGTAAGATAGTTTCAGATTCTTTTCCAGAAACTTTCGCAATCTGTTCTTTTACATCACTTGGTGAGTAAAGATCGTCTCTTACTTTTTCATGGTCCGGCACATAACAGGACTGAAGCGACAATGAAGCTCCGAAAAGTGTAGAGTACCTGAACCCTTTCTCCTTTACTTCGTCAAGAACAACTCTCACTGTTTCCGGGTCGTACTTCTCTTTTATGTCTGTTAGTATCTCGATTAACTCTTTCTTCGTTACGACTTTGTTTACTAAAGGGTAGTCATCAGGCAAGCACTTATTAAAGATAGCCATGCTTTCAGTAACTAAGCTGCCCTTACACTCTACCAAGTTTCTTAAATTCGGGAACGAGTTTGTAGTTAAGGCGTAGATACCAAGGACTACGTCCTGGTTTGGAAGAGTTGACAAAGAAGCATTTGCTGGATTCGAGAAGTTCTTAGTAATCATCAGCTTTTCTCGAACCTCTTGCTTTGCTTCTGGAGAAAGGGGAATGTAAACAGCCATCTGGTCTCCATCGAAATCTGCATTAAAACCGGAGCAGACTAGCGGATGGAGGTAAATAACGTCACCAAGACAGACTTTGATTTTAAATCCAACTAAACTCAGTCTGTGCAAAGAAGGTTGACGATTTAGCAGACATACTTCATGCTTAGTAACCTCTTCACATACGTCAAGCAGGTCTTTGCTCTTCATTCGAATACACTCGTCTACATACTCTATGGCTTCATTAAGAGTTTTTACGGTAGTTCCAACGAGCCGCTTGGCAATCTGCATCTTGTAGATTTCCAAAAGCATAAAGTACGGAAGACCACACTCGTCGATGTTAAGAGTTACTTTTGGAACTATCACTGCTCTTCCAGAGAAATCTACCCTCTTCCCCAAGATGTTCCCTCTAACTAGTCCTTCTTTCTTGGACAACTTCTCTATTATGTGGTCGAAGAGCTCGTTTACAGCCTTCTGTAGCTGCTTAAAGTACGCGTAAAAGAGAGCTTTATTCTGGTTAACATCGAACATAGTATCTCTCATTTTCTCTTTCTTAACCAGAATAAAGTTGTAAAACCAGTTTATACGATCAGCTTTCTGCACGTCATTACCAGCTTTCGAGATTGGTCGCAAGTCTGGTGGAAGGACGATAATGTTCTTAATAAACATCTTGTCAATGTTGTCTTTTATGAATTTCCAAGACTTAACGATTGGGACGTCTGGGTCACTGTTCTCTACAGTGTAAGTAGCCAGACCTCTAATAAGTTCTTCCATAGCTTCGTATCTTTCCCATACTTTTACATTCGGAGGTGCAGTTTGAGCTACTACATATTCGTCTCCTTCTTTGTACAATACGCTTTTCTCGTCCTTCATTAGTGTGTCTAATAGACTCTTCACTCTTCCAGCTGTAACTGCAATTAAGTTGTAGAATGTCGGATTTACTACTTTTAATGGAAGAACTATTTTGGCGAATCTTCTTCTCCTTTCAATTGACGAGGTTATTTCGACACCGCAAATGTCGCATTTCTCAACTGGAGAAGAAGGTCCAGAGTACTTACCGCACTGACAAGTGTAGTTAGTAACTGGACCGAATATCTGCTCAGAAAAAAGCCCGTGAGGACTAAACTTTCCCTTTTCTTTAATTTTCGAACTCGTCACTTCTGGTAGGTCTTTGCAAAACTCGTCAATGTTAAAGAGTTCTGGCATTACTTTTTTTCCTCCAATTTATTGACAATCTCCCCATATAGAACATATGTAGAAATTTTTCTAAAGTAGTTACTCACCTCGTCTGCGACAAGTTTGCTAAGTTTTTCTTCTATTAACTTAATAGCTTCTTGTTTCTCACTCTTTGTCACTTCGTCGAAACAAGATTTAACGATAGACTTAATTTCCTCTACTGCTTCTTGACCGAAAACACTCATTTTTCCTCCTCCTTACCGAAGAGTTCATCGGTCTTTTCTTTTACATATTCTTCAATCATGTCGATACAATTATTAATTGCCTGCTTAATACTAGAGAAAAACTGGTGTGTTGTTTCGTAAACAGTGTTTCTTATTTTGGCTTTAAATTCTTCTCTGAGTGCCATTTACCTACTACCTCCTCTTCACATAAGTTAAAATAGTTCAAGAAATGGAGTTTCGCAAAACAATTGTCTAGATTCCAGACGGAAAGAAGAGAACCGACCAACTTTACTAAAGTTTCATTGTACTCTAATTTCTTAACTTCTTCTGGAAGACAAAACTCTTTCGTTCGTGGGTCGCAGTTTGGGTGAACTTTGGTGTCCACTACTACCTTCGTCAAGCGGTTAGCTCTATCTAGGTACAAAGTAATTTTCTTTATCTTTACTTCTTCACTGCGCGGTTCGACACTGTAGAGCTTGCCGTAAATTCTTACTTTACTTGGGTAAATGTTTACTTCTTTTCTGACTACGTTCATTTTCGCCTCTATGCGGAAGCAGTTTCTGGAATGAGTTCTATGCAAAAGTCCTTCTTAGAAACTACAACAAAGTAGTTCCTAAAGTCTGGAAGACCTTTTAGCATAGAAAGAAAACAAGAGGAAACATCATCCGGCGTTCTTAAGAAGTTTTGCGGAAGCTTTCTTGAAATGACTGGATCTTTTTTACTTCCAAGATAAACGACGACTTCTGCCTGGTTGTTCATTTCGAGAACAGCTGGAATATTCGCAACTATGTTTGAAATCCTGCTTTCGTCAATATCGCAAGCAAAATCGTACGAAGTATGCGAACTTTCTAAGAAGTCTTTCGTAATCTTGTCAATCTCTATCGTATAGACTGATTGTCTTCTCAAAAGATGGTCTAAGTATCCTCTAGCTATAAGAGAGTAAGCATGGTTACTGGCATCGACAATGTCTTCTCTCGTTATACTCAACGGATACTTTCCTTCGTACTTTCTGTGGTAAGTTACATTTTTCCTGCAGTCAACTACAAGATACGGTAGGGAAAGGAATAGACGAGCATCGATTAACTTTCCTCTATCGTAGTTAAAGTCTCGAGTGTCTAATACAAGATCGGCTTTTGGGATCTTTGTTTGTCCTTCGACAAACTTTTCTGGGATTTTTCTTACTCTTATCTCTTTGCTAGTTGCTTTTACAAGCTTGGCCATTGCATCTACTTTTAGTAGACCAACGTCACTTTGTTTAAAGTTACTTGTCTCCAAGTTTTTTCGTTCTACGATATCGTAGTCAATGAGAGTAATTTCCCTAAGTTTTCTCAGTTTGCATAATTTCTCACACAGAAAACTTCCAAGAGATCCCAAGCCGACGAGAACTAACTTCTCTATCTGCATGAACACCTCTCCATTATTTTTATTCTCTGCCTTCCAGACTAGATCTACGGGAACTCACTAACGAATTAGTGAGTTCCCAGTTTGTTTTAGGCAGTTCGAAGCAGTCCTACCTCAAAATATCTAGCAGTTGGCAAATACGTAGACTTGAACCCAAATTCTTTCTCTACTTCTTTGAGATAGCGAATTCTCTCCTCAGATCCGGAGAATGAATGAGAGAAAGGTTGAATTGGTTCGCTAGATATCTTCCGTACAAGGGCCTTTATAGCTCTTCCAAGAGCTTTGTCTTTTCCAGTCTTCTTTCGGAAAGAATCTAGCGGAGAGCATATAGAGATTCCTCTAGACAATATTCGCCCGTCTGGCGAAACAAGTAGGCACACTGTAGTATGTGGCCTTTTCGTTCTATCATCTTTAAGATAGTAAAATATTGTCTTTACTTGACCATACTTCTTAAGTATTTTGTCAAACGACTTTTCCTTTCTCACGACAAACCCCCTTGGAAAGAAAATCTTCTATAGTAGCGAGTACATTAGTATAGAACTCCTTCTTATCTGCGACAGTGCTACTCGCTACTGCTACTTTCGTAAGTAGCTCAAAAACAAAGCTTTCAAGGTCATCTGCATTCGAATCGTTATCAGTTTCGGTCTCAACATTTACTTCCTTAGCTTTAACTCTTATACTAGTAAATTTGTCAGATCCTTGCTCGAAACTATCGCTAGTAATAGTAAGAACAGGCTTCTCACTTGCAATTCTACAAAGAGTTATAGTCTTTCCGCTCTGGTCTACATTAAGAGTTCCAACAATAAACTTTGTCAACATCATTCCTCCTTACTACAAAGATTCTTTGCCATCGACAACGAACGATGTGACTCTGTCTAAAGGAACGCTTCTCCATCCCTGGTTTTCTACGTCGTAGACGTGCAGAATCTTATTTTTCTTAAGCTGCTCAAGAGCCTTCTTCAGCTCAAATGACTTTGGTCTATCCTTTTCTGGAATCTTAGAAAAATCGAGAGTACACTTCATTACTCTTCTTGATCCATCCTTCTTTATAAACTCAACTTTCACCTCTTTTTCGGTTGCTGCACTTAAGAACGTTAAAGCCTTTTCCATTATACCCATTGGTCTCTCCTTTCAGAATGGATAAGATATTTTACATCACTACTTCCACATTCGACAAGAGAACTCATGATCGGGCAAGTCCAATTGCAAAGCTTACAGTAGCTTCTCTTGTCTTCTGCCAATCTTTCTTTTAGTTCGTCACCAATTGACCCGTCACTATTTAAGTATTGTAGAATCGTCTTCTCTGGTGTCTTTACCCCACGAATTCTTAAGCAAAGTCTCACTGTTCCGTCACTGTCAATAGTCAGGTTATGTACGCTTTCCTCTATCTTACAATCTAAGTTAGACGGAAGAGCTTGGTATAGCTTGGGTAAAAGTGTATGCTTCATGTGGACGTCTACATCATCGTCATCATCTATAGCGTTCAAGACAGGAAGAGCTTCTTCTTTAGAGACAAGGACAGAAGTATCCGTTATGTTCGAAAAATCGTAGTACGGGCTTTTCGCTATGTCTATAAAAGTAATCGAACTAGTGATTCTTCTAGACGTAAGTTCTCTCGTGAGATCATGAAGAAACTTTAAGTTGTCTTTGCCAACAGTAACCTCTGCTACCAAATCACCAACTTGCTCTTTATACTTAGAGAGACGCTCTAACCCAGCTAAACTTTTCTTAAGAATGTCTTCACTTTCTTCTCGTGAAAAGATTACTGGATCGACTGACGTTGTGAGACCAGCTAACTTCGTCGTGGATAAGAGCTCTTCCAAGTATGGTTCTAACTCCTCTGTCCCGTTCGTAATAACGGTATAGTTAATGCTTTCTTTATTGCAGAAAGCAACAATATCTTTTAAATCTAACCTCAATAGAGGCTCGCCACCATAGAAGATATGGAAGCATTCTGGGTTATGATTTTTAAATCGTCTAAGAGCTTCTACAATAAAGTCAAGGCTAACTTCATTCTTGTAGAAGTCTATTATCTTCGGATACTCTTTCGGAGACTCGTAGCTCCTAGCAATTCTGCAGTAAGAGCATTGAAGATTACACTTTCTAGTGACTAGCCAATTAACAATTCTAACCATTAGTTTCTTCCTCTTCAACCGTCGTAGTGGAATTTAGCAAACAAGAGAACTTCTTTTAGGTCTACACCAAACTTAGCAGCACACTCTTTTATTGTTTCTGTCTTCGCTAAGAGATCTTTTGCACTAACTTCTATTTCTGAATCATATTCTTTGAAACACGAACCAACTAAAACCCTACCGCTGTCATAAAAAGCTTGCAGTTCCTCAGGAATTCCAAGAGACTTCTTTTCTTCGTTATCAAGTAAGTAAGGACCATTGTCTTCAAACCAGATCTCTTTCGGCAACTTAAAGCCAAAGACAACATACGAAGTACTACTGCTATTGGTTACAAAACCTCTCCTAAGTTTCATCTATTCCAACCTCCCTTAGTAGAACCGCAGAACTTCGTCTGCCTCTATCTGGTCTATATGTCTATGCGAAATAATGTAGATTGACTTACCTTCCAGAAGAGTTCTAAGCAAACTTGAAACGTACGAAATATTTTCGTCGTCTAGGGAATCGAATATTTCGTCGAAGAGCATGATGTTGAACTTCATGTCTTGTACTTTGCTTTGCAAATCACTAAGAGTTAAAATAGTAGCAATATCTACAATTCGAGTTTGCCCGCCAGACAACTTCTTTCTAGAGTCTGCTTTCGTTTTTACATCTAGCACTCTAACAGTAATCTTATCCCTAAACTCTCCAGCTTTCGTTTCGCCAATGGTGTCGAAGGAAACAATGTACCTTCCACCAATCTTCTCTAAATATTGAGAAATTCTACTATTCATGAACGGTATCGCTTCGTCTATTAGCATACTGGGTATACCAGAGGAAGAGAACCCTTCTTTCCAAAACTCTATGCAGTTCTTTTCTTTCTCTACTTCCGCTTTACGCTGCTCTAAAGAACAAATTGAGTTTTCTAGATTCTTCTTCATATCTACCCAATACGTTATCTTCTCTTCGTCAAACTCTTCTTGCTCCTTTTGCCTAAGCTGTTCTTCTGCTATCGCTACTTCTTTTTCAAGTAGCACAACTTTCTGCTGTACAATTTTCGCTTCTTGCAGAACACTACGGAGTCGTTTCTCCTCTGACTCTTGGTTTTGTATGTTACGAAGAACTTCACTTTCTTTCTCCGAGAAACTTTCGCTAAGAGTTTCAAGCTTCTGCCTAGCAACTTCCTCTAACTCATCTAGCGTCTTCCTTAGCTTAGATTCAACTTCTTCTTCTTTCTCCTTGTAATCTTTCTCTAGAGCTTCTAACTCTTCATTATAAGCTCGCTCTAAGTCACTTATTGCGGTTTGTACTTCTTGTTTTTCTTTGCTCTTTTGTGCAAACAGTTCTGGCAAGTAGTTCGTTTTCGCTTTCAGTTGTTCGTAGTCTCTTTTCAAGTTGTCCAAAAAAGCTTTAAGAGATGTCGCATCCTTTAGTGGTTGCTTACAAGCAGCACAAACTGGAATGTCACCTTTTAGTCCTTCTTCGAAGACGGCAATCTTTTCTTCTAACTCTTGTACTTGTCTTCCAGAAACCGACATCTCTGTCCGAAGAGAAGAGAGTTCCTTGTCTAAAGTAGAAAATCTTTCAGTAAGAGGTTTAACGCTATCTGTTGCCTTTTTACTAAGTTCTTTTACTTTCTCTGTCTTTATTTCTAAGTTCTTTTTTAGAGTTGACTCCGCCTTTCGTCGCACTTCACTCATTGCTTCATTTTTGTCGTAAATAATCTTTTGCTGCTCTTTTTCGAGTTCCGTTTTGAGTTGCGAAAGAGTGGCAGAAAGAGAAGCCATCTTCGCTGTAGAAACTTCGAGATCTTTTTGCAACTTCTCTAGTTCGAAAGATTCCAAAGTAGCTTTCGCACTCTCAAGTTCTGCTTTCTTTTCTACCAACTTCTGGCTAAGCTGAGCTAAGAGCTCTTTTTTCTTCAAGTAGAACTGTTCTTTCTCATGCTTAGTTCTTGTAATATTTCCTACGGCTTCCTCGAAGAGCGATATTTTCACTTCAATATCTTTCTCTACCGTTCGAAGGTCATTTTCTATACGTTTCAGTTCTGCATTGCACGTATTGTAATAAAGCAAGAAGTTGTCGAGCTGCAAGACTTTTCTAAAGATTTCTTTCTGCTCCGAATCTGGTAAGTCTGTAAAGAATGTCCTGACTTTCTGAGAAAACAGTAAAGTATTCATGAAAAGTTTCTGTGGAACAAGCAGTTCTTCCACAAACGGAAGAACCTCAGTCTGACCTTTCTTTATAATACTACCATCTTTCGCAACTGTAACAGTATTACCCATTTTCGAATGTTTGCAGTACCTATCAATACGGAAGTTAGAACCGTCAACAGAAAACTCTAGCCAAGTATGGCAGTTTTTCCCAACTTCGACATTTACTACATCGTCACTTCTTAATCCTTTGCTAGTAGAACCATAAAGCGTGAAAGGTATGCAATCGAAAAGAGTTGTTTTTCCAGAGCCATTTGGGCCAGTAATTAGAACTAACTTTTCACCACTAAACTCGAGCGATATCTCGTCCTTAAAGCAGCAGAAGTTCTTCATCCCAACGCTCTTAAAGCTTACACTTTTCACTTTTCTCCTCCTGACTTCTCTATTATCTCAATTGCTTTTCTTACATAGAACTCTCGATCTTGAGTAATGTTCTTTAAGTCAAGGTAGCGATTTAGTTTATCTTTCATACTCATAGAAGACGAGATTCCTCTATTAGTTATCTTCGAATCTGACTCGTCTCTCAGGATAACACTAGCCTCTTGACCGACTTCCTCACTTACTTCTGGCATTAGTGTCGAATCATCAGTCATTATCCGAACGTGGTGTCCTTCTTCAAGAAGAGCCTTAGCTCTTTCGATTACTTCTCGTTTAGTCTCTTTAGTTACTAGTAACTCTACGTACTTCCTATACCGAGTGGTCGGGAAACTCTCGATACTCTCTAGCTCAGTATCTACAACTAGAAAACGTTTTTCTTCATGCTTCTCAGACCAATCTAACTGGATTAGAGAACCAACGTAGTATAGAGACAAACTGCTAGACATGATCTCCTGCGGTTTATGGTAATGACCCAGAAGTACATAACGGAAATTTGCCAAGTCTTTTAACCCGACGTCGGAAACTATAGAAATACCAGAAGACAATTTTGCTTCGTTCACCCCAAAGTGTGAGATAAGAAACTTCGACTGCACATTTGAAAGTAACTCTTTCGAGACATGGATCCAAGGAAGAAAGTAAATATCTGCACTTTGCTCCGGTTCGTGGATAGTATGTACATTAGGTTCTGAGTCTAAACACTTCAAACTGGAAACACTAGCTTTAGCAGACTTCGAAGACATGTCGTGGTTTCCATCTAATACCACGAAATCTATACTACGGTTGTTTCTAATAAAGTCTAGCAAAGCGGATTGGGCTAACGAATGAATTATACTCTTAGTGTGGAAAATGTCTCCACCAACTACAATAGTCTGGATTTTCTTGGCTTTAGCGAAATCAACAACTTCCTGCATACTTTGCAAGATGTAGTATAACTTTTCCGGGAAATCATTCTCCACAACAGGTCCGTACTGCGCCAAATGAAGATCAGCTATAAAGATGAACTTCATTCTTTCTCCTTTCTGTCGCTATTTTAGCGAGTTCTAAAGCTTGCTTCTTTGTTATTTCCTCATAACCGTTTTCGGACAATTTAACGAAGCGTACAGACCATTTTTTCTTTTCGTAGTACTTTAGCCTGTAAACCATAGTCCTTGAAATTTCTTGAAAACCTAAGTCAACCATATCGACTACTATGACATTCCTCTTCCCTTCAACTACTCGCTCAATTCTACCACACATTTGCTCGATGTTCCCTATCGGCGAGGTTAGAATCAAGCAATCTTTTTTAGGAGCGTCAACACCATCTCTAATTTTGCCGGGCGTAGCAAACGTCACTTGGTATTCTAGACGTTCGTTCCCTTCTTTACCAAAGAACTCCGACTTATTAGGATGGTCTAACCAGTCATAGAGCTCAGTCAAGAGCTTAATCCTCTCAGCAACGAAAATAACTTGTCTTCCATCTTCCGAAAACTTTTTCAGTAACGACTTACATACACTTACGAACCTTCCAGCTTTCCTCAGCAAGTTTAAGTATCGACTTTTCTGAAATTCGCAGCCCCAGTATATGTAGGGTAAGCTAGTTTTCCTTATACCAAAGTCGAACATCAAGAACGTAACTTTTCCTTCTACTGTTTCTCGAGTACCACTTGGAATGAAGACTTCACCAAGGTGGTAGCGAATAATGTCTTCATTTCCATCCCATCGATACGGAGTAGCACTAAATCCAAAAACAACTTTTGCTGGGACATGTATAGAGCACAACGAAAAGATAGGAGCACCAACTGATGTGTGGACTTCGTCAGCAACGAAAATGCCTATGTTTGCTTTTCGTAATTCGTCAGGAAAGCTCGGCTCCCTCTTAAGTAGAGAGACAAACGTTTGGTTTGTAGAAATGATTATCGGTTTCTTCAAGTCTTCAACGAAAGACGAAGAGTCGAGTATTGCTACGTCTTTCTCACTCAGAGACGTAAATGACAAGAACCCTTGCTTAGCTTCAATACCAGGACCCTTCCACTGGTCACATAAAGAACTTCTATGGACTAAAATAAAAGCTTTCTTTTTTCTCTCTGCAATCGCATAAATACAGACAACAGTCTTACCAGACCCTGGAGGTGCTTGGATTATACCTCTGTCATTTTTCAGTAAGTAGTCAACCATATCGTGCTGCACAGTATCTCTTAAGAGAATACTGTGCTGTATGTCAATATCTTGGCCATCACTTAAACTATCCTGTACTTCACAGTCTGGTAGGAACATTTCCATAGGGAAGAATCTCGGCACAATAAGACTTTCTTTGTTTTCTACAAAGAAATTATAGACAGAAAAATCTGAGGTCTGGTAAGACTTGACTCTCCTTCTCAGAAAGTCCTTAATTTTAGTATAAAAATCTTCCTTCAAGTAAGTCCTCGGAATCTCTATTCCAGAAGTTCTCTTAAAAGTTAGCATTACTGCTCCTTTCTTAATCGTACCAGCAGTATAGTTCAGAAGAGCTAACCTTTAGTTCGTCTGCTTTGCGAAAAGCTAAAGCAAACTCTTTTTGTACTTCTTCTGGAATGTTTTCACTCTTTGCATGAAGTCCTTCTATCGAAACTCGGTAGTCTTCGCGCTCTTTCGAAACCACATAACCATGAGCCGTTAAAGGAACTTCTGGATACTTCTCCATAAAATCAACGAATTCCTCAATAGATGGACCATATAGATTTTGTCTTTCGTCTGGGTGCGCTAATCCAACTACCAGCAGATACCTCACAGCTGTAGCTGGGAGATTCTTGAAATGTTTTATACCTCCAAAATAACTCGAAGTTCTAAATTTTTCGTCGTGTTCACCAATAATTTTGTCTCTCATTTTTTGGTCTAAATTAAGATTTTTCATACGACCTCCTTGTACGTTGCTTCGGATTCGTCATTTTCCCATACCGTAACCGAATCCATCTGTATGCCTGCAGGCAGTTTCTGGCTAAGTAAAGTATATATAAACTCAGCCAAAGTTTCGGCGGTAGGTTCTCCTTCTATCTTTACGATGTTAAACTTTTCACTTAAAGTATTCTTTTCTTGCAGTAGCGGATCTTCTCTATTTAGCAGAAGTGAGTGATCTAGCTTATCTAGTATCGATTCTAGAGCTATTCTTTTCAAGTCAGAAAAATCGACTACCATGCAGTTCTGGTTAAGCTGCTCAGCTCTTAAGCAAACACGCACTTTTAGATTATGGCCGTGGAGATTCTGGCATTTTCCCTTATGAGTCATAAGCCTATGGCCAACTGGAATAGCAAAAGTCCTGCTAATAGTCCATATCTTTTTCTTAGGAGTGCTTTTCTCTAGTTGCGAGAACTTAAGCTCTTGCAATTTTCCAACTGTATTTGTCAACTCACTACCAAGTTCTTTTATTTTATTGTCCGCCGTCTCTGCTATATCTTCGAGGTCTTCTACTCTACTGTATAGTTCTACAACAATTGGTTTAAGATTGTCGAGCAGATTGTCGTCATCCATAAACTTCAAGTTTTCTGAAGTTCTTGGCATACGCTTCCTCCCTTTCGTTCACTCTCTTCTAAATCTATCAGCTCAGTCTTGTACTTCTTGACCATAGTTTTCGGAATGTTTAGTGGTTTGGACTTGTCACCTATCGTTACATGTTTCCTGCCAATGTGGCAGACGTCATACCACGATGAGCCAATTTGGACTAACTGTCTTTCTGCAATTCTCTTTAGATTTTTCATTCACTATCCTCCAACTTTTTAGTTGCCTTCTTTCTGCGAGCACCCTTAATCTCGACCGCAACATTGTCTATAAGACTAATTGTTTTGCCTCGCTTCGCTTCTTCTAAAGCACGCTCTATTTTACAGTACAACTTTCCGTCTTCTTCACGAAGTGAAACACATCCTCTTATATGACAGACTAAAAACGATACAGTCTCATTACACTTAGGGCAGAAAGTAAATAGCCCGTGGTCGTGGGCGTAATCCATCTTTGCACCTCCAGTAAAGTTGCTACCATATTTTCTACTTCTAAACCTCTCTAGATCCTATGTCGTAAGCATATTCTTCAGTCTTAGTCATTATTCCATAAGTCTTAGCAGCTAAGTTAATCTTAGGAACTATTGATTTTAACTGATCTAGACTTAATTTGTACTTCGTGACGAAGTGGTTCATTAACTTACCAGTAGCTGTTGCTGGATCTTTATGCATTTTCAGAATATTACTAACGTCTGCAGCTATCTCACTATCAGATGGAATCCTGCTCTGCTCGTCAACTGATTCTTTCTCACTAAGAAAGTTAAGTAATCTTTTGCTCATCGATATTTCTCTCATAGTTGCTACCATATCTCTCTAAACCTCCGCCTCCTTTAAAGTATCTCTCCATTTTTGTATCTTTCTAGAGCTTCTTGTCTCCTTTGCTTATCCCACTCTTCCCAGTTAAAGGAATCCGTTTTTATATCGAGCTTCGGCAGTTCTCTAATCCACCTATAGCCGCACCTTAGACAAAGGTAGTAACGACCTATGGTAAAGTAATCTATGTCGTGTGGGCAGCTTTCTGGAGGAAGATGCTTTATATTGACTATTTTCTCTACGTCAATGGACCCAAACTGGATCCATTGACCGCAATCTGCACATAGAAAACATTTGTCGTCAATATGAAAGTAACCATCTCCAATTCCCAGGCTTGGTGGTATATACAACCACCTATCATGATTGCAAGTTGCCATTGTATTTCCCCTTCTTTTTCTCTTATTTTCTAGCATACTTATTCATCTTATTAAACGTACTTATCCTCGTTCCCCTCATCATCACCAATAGGATTATCGAAACCATATTTGACTGCTACTCTTTTAAAAAGTGGTAAACCATACATTGCATACTCATTAAACTGATACAAAGGATCTTCAAGAATCCACAACCACATCTTTATAACCTGGTACATGAGCGATGCTGACATAAACCTCTTGCCAAGGGCTTTTTTAAAAGCAAAAGCCAGATCTCTTTTCAATTCATTCAGAATCGTCTCTTCTTTCCAGGGCAAAATTTCTATTTCAGCATCATTAACGTTCTCCTTCTTTTTATATCCAAAATGTTCCCATAATTTTGGCTCAAAGAAAAGCAACAACCTTTTACGGTCTCTCCCATCGAAACACTTGCATAGTCCCTCTTCTACTGCTCTCAAAACTTCTTCTCTACTTCTCATAGATTTACTTTCCTTTCATTTTTTAACTTTTTTTTTGTCTCTCAAGCTAGTAGCAAGTTAAAAATATACATCTTTTTCACACTCACCATATGCACAATCCGACGAATCTATATCACTAAACCTAATTACTAAGTTATTGTCTAAGTGAATGTGGTTTTTCATTAAATCTATTTTACGTCTCAAACGTAAAATTTCTCGTTCGATGCCTTTAACTACTTCACGCATACGTTCGATCTTTTCGGAATCACTTAGCTCATTCCATTTCATTTTCATGGTTTGAGCGTCTCTCATTTCTGCTCTAATACTCATTTCTAATATCCTCCTGTATTTGATCTTATGCTTGTTTTCCCTACACGCATCCCCAGGATTATCTTTTCCTAGTATTTTTCAAGGTCAGACTTGTAAATGTAAGTGTTATAAGGGACTGGGTCATCACTGCGAAAGAAGCTTACTGAAACTCTATCAGGATTAGTTACATCATTCCCAGTAACCACTCCTTTTGCACCTGCGGGAATAGAAGCTACTTTCCTAACAAGCCTAACTTTGTCACCTACTTTAAATTGGACATCTTTCGATTGTTCAATTAAATTCTTTAATTCTCTAGCTTTACTCATTTTTCTCCTTTCTTTGCCCTCAAGTGTTGGAGAGTTTATAGTGAAGTGGCTTTGACCTGTCACGGAATGGCAATCTTCGAATATCCATATTATTCTCCAATTCCAATTGGGGAAATTTATAAAGAATTTCCCTTATAAATCCCTTATGTAATCCTTGCAGAACTTCTTTTAACATTACTCGGCCAGGGATATCGTAGGTTTCATAATTAACCTCATAACTGTTATCATGTTCCATTATAACTTTAACAATATGGTCGTAGATTTCCAATAAATCAGTTAACCATTCTAAGTCTGCCATATTAACTTTGTTCGTCGATGTTTCCATTTTTTCTCCTTTCTTTTCCCCTCAAGTGTGGGTGAGTTTACTCTCCTTCAAGTAGCAATAGCAATAGGGAACAGCCTATAGCCAAGCTACTTATTATTATTGTCAAACCAAAACCACGCCCTTCTAAATTCCTGTCATCGAACAGACAAGTTGTAAATATTTTAAGCAATACTACTCCAATTATTGCAACTATTCCCATCCACATTAAGAAGGTATACATGTTATACTCCTTACCATCTTTTAGACAATAGCAGCAATAGGACACCGCTCGCTAGGCTACTTACTACTATTAATGCCAAGCCACAAATCACATCTATCCAACCATCCTTACCAGATAAACCATCTATTAATGTTCTTACACCGACATATGCAAGTGGTAGTGCTATCCAAGCCATTATAGCTATTGCCAATGCCGTCGAAAAAGCATCCATGTTGCACCTCTTTACCATCCTTTAGACAATAGCATCAATAGAACACCGCCTCCCAGGCTGCTTACTGCTGTTAATGTCAAGCCAAAAATTGCATCTATCCAATCGTATTCGTTGTCGAATAAACCAGCTATTAGTATTCTTACACCGATGTACGCAAGCGGTAATGCCATTGCAGTTAATACGACTATTTCTAATGCTGTCAAAAAAGCATCCATGTTGCACCTCATGAAGTTTTTCTAGCAACCTTGCAACGATCATCCAAGTCAGGTCGGTTTTTTACCATCCATTCTTTTCTAACTGTTCTTTGCCTGAAACGGGTCGAAACCCATCTTTATGCACTCAAACAAAGATATGCTTCCTCTACCGGAGCACACCTGACAAATACGAAGAATCGGAAACTTAAGGTTCTCTCTTATGTCAAAGTGCATTGTGTATTCTCTACATTCTAAAGTTCGCATCCTTTCTTGTCTCGAAGTTTCTGAGTGTTCGGCTATAACATTATTAGGAAAGTAAGCTTCTTCTACTACTTCTCCATTTCCATTGCACTTTGGGCATACAACATATCCAGGACCGAACTTCTTTACTGCGTGCTTTGCGTCTTTCTTCATTTTTCTCACAAAGTAGCAGAAAACTCTGCAAGTTCTTTGTACTCTTTCAGTACATACTGTTTAAGGTTAGAAAGGGAGTTGTCAATTTCGGCCAGCCTCTCGTCAAGTTCTTTTATATCGAGAGAAACTGAAAACAGGCGAGATATCCGGTATCTAGAAAGCATGTCCTTTACTGTCTCAACTGGAATACTAGTGTCTTGAGAAAGTTTAGAAGCCACTGTATCTACATCAGTTATATTCAAGTACTTATGCAGGTGGGGTCGAATCTCTTGCAACATTTTGTATTCAGTAATCATGCTCTGCACTTTCTTTTTCTGTGCTTCAAGCATCACCTTAGTTATTTCGCTATAGTTAGTAAAACTTGCTAAAAGAAGGTCGTCAACTCCAACTTCAACAAGCTTGTTACTAGCAAAATCGACTACTATTACTTCGTAAGAAATACGCCCTTGGATTGCTTTCTTAAGCTTCTCCACGAAGCTCTTGAAAGTAGACTCCCTATTCCTCTGCTTTAGAACTTCAAATACGATTTTTGTCTCGTCTGTAGAGAGGTCAATCCAACCGATTTCTTGGGCGTTGATTTCTGTCCTAAATTTAGAGATGAGACTTTCGAACGACTTATTTGGCCAAGATCTTAAGACCACTTTATGGTGGGCGTTGTCTACTTCGATTTTTCCTTCCAGTTCTATAGTAGCTTTGCCAGTAGTCAAGAGCTTTTCTAACTCACTAGTTGGAGCTACAACTTTACAGTCACTAACTGGTTTTATAACTGGCTTTTCTTTTTTCTCACCAAGTAGATACATTAATCGATCGTAAAGATCACGAAGCCTATAGCAAGGAATGAATGTTCTATAGCCAAAGCCTATTCCTTGTACAGGCTCGTTACCTAGCAAGCAGAGAGGAAACATAGCAGGTAGAAAAACTGGTTCTTGCAAACTTTTGTCCGCTTCTGCTTCTACCCAAGGTACGTGGTCTATTAAAGTAAAGCACAACTTTTGCGTTAACTGGGAAAGCTTACACTCTACATACCTTGGAGCTGCCGGAGGTGCTGGGCTAATACCAACGTTCGACCCCCAGGAACCCTGGGAGTCTAGAAAACCATTGTGAACTAGTCTACACATAGTTCCAAAAACTGAACCATGTGGATGGTAGTTCGCTAGAGTAGTTCCGTCAACTTTTGTAGCTTTTTGGAACTTTTCTCTAGCGACTTGGTAAGCTACAAGCAACACCCTACGTTCCACCGGCCTTAATCCATCTAAGCTAAGTGGAAACATTCTATACTTATTTACATGGTCTCCGTAGTTGGAGTAAAGTTCCTTAATTATTTTATCCACCATTCGCTCCTTTCTAGATGTCGAACTTGCCTTCCAGTAGCTCCCGTTTAGCAATAGCAGTGGAAAAGAGCTTAATTAGCTTGTTGATATCTTTCGTGTAAGAAACTTTTATAAGTCTTCTCCTCGGACCAATTGCACACTCTTCGAGCTGGTCAGGATTTAATTCACCAAGTCCCTTAGCCCTTAAAATTGGTTTCCCTTCTTGAACAGCTTTCTTCAGTTCTTCCTCACTCCAAAGCGGAATGAAAATCTTCTTTTTCGGGTCACTTATCGCATAAAGTGGAGTCTGACAAACATAAACTTTGCCAGCCTTCACTAAGTCTGGGACTAGTATTGCCAGATTCATTATAACCAAACACGCGATATGTCCTCCGTCAGGGTCAGCGTCAGTCATAATAATGACTTTATCGTAACGCAAATTAGACATGTTTATATTAGGGTAAACACCGATTCCCAAAGCAGTAATTATCTCTTTAACTTCAGTGTTTTCCAAAATGTCTTTCACGTTTACTGCAGAAGCTATCTTGCCTCTAAGAGGCAAAATCGCGTGTCTTTTCGGATCTCTACACTGGAGTAAAGTACTCTCGGCGGAATCTCCTTCTACAATAAAGAGTTCTCCGTTTCTTGAAGAACAGTCTCTTAACTTCGTCAATTTAGTAGCAGCTCTTGACGTCGTCCTACCACTAATCTTGAGCTTCCTTAGATCCAGCCGTGACCTATAGTCCTCGAAGAAATTTAGCAAAGCTTCAACTTGATCTTGGTGTTCGGAAAGGTAGTTTTCTAGCTCTTGAGAAATCTTCTTAAAAAGGTCTTCTAAATGGGTCGGACTATTAACTAGCCGGTCTTTCGTTTGCCCAACGAACTCAGGTTTCTCTAACTCTAAACTTATATAACACCTTAGTCCAGCTACACAGTCATTCGGCTGGAACTTCAGGTTAAGTTTCTTGCCTCTCGAAGAAAAAGCTGTCTTCAAGACGTCTAAGAAGCAAGTTACATGAGTTCCGCCTCCTTCTACTGGTAGCAAGTTTACAGAAGAGAGAATCTTTGGGGATGGACCAGTACTAGAGTAGGAAAAAGAAACTCTTAGACTTTCAATTCCCTTTTTAGCGGACAAAGAAACAAGTGGAACTATAAGCTGGTCGTTCTCAGACATACAATAATTCTTAAAGAAGTCTTCGAGAGAAAGCTTTATAACTTCTTTTTTATTGTCTACTGCTAGTACGAAAGTAACTTCACTCAACTCAACAGAAGCTACGAGTAGCCGTCTTCGAATTCGGTCCACATCTGGCATGAGCTTTTCAAAGATCGTTCTGTCTGGCTTGAAAGCAATTTTAGTAGAAAAAGGTTGTCTTCCATTATAGTCTTCAATCTTTCTGTTTTTTAGTTTAGAATTCTCAAATTCGAAGATAGCATGTTTTTGGTCTCTATAAATTTCTACAGTATATTGTTCACTTAGAGCGTTAATCGCTACTAAGCCAACTCCATGCAAACCCGAACATATCGTATATGCATCTTTAGAATCTTTAAACTTAGCTCCGGAAAAAAGTTCTGTAGATACAATTTCCGGAACATTGTTATGGATTGGAATTCCTCTCCCATCGTCCATTACTGTATATACATTTTCTTTCGTATCAATATTGACAGCTACTTTCTTAGCATAGCCAGCTAGACATTCGTCTAAACTATTATCTAGCGCCTCTTCAATTAAATGAACTGGATTAGAAGTCTCCCCAATATACATTCCAGCATTTAGACGAATGTGAGATATTGGATCGAGAACTTTTATAGCCTTCTCGTCGTACTTTTTCATGGTCCCCCTTTTCCGAAAAAAGAAAGAGAAGACTAATCACCGCTCTTAGAGTGGTTAGTCTTCTCTCTATGTCACTTATCTGGCAACCTCAAGATAAATCCTGTATTACTTATCTCTCTGCAGCTTCCGTTACTACTGATAATCCATATAATTTTTTTCGGCAGAACACTTCTTGGAGTGTTACTTAAGTCTTCGCAATAACCATCAGTAAACGCCAAGACTACATCTACACCCAGCTCTTTGAACTTCCACAGGGCTGGGCTAAGGTACGTTCCACCCCGCCCTCTTACATCGTACTGAATGTCGGCTATCTTCTTTACGTCATAGACTTTCTGCACTTGAGCGTCAACTTCGATAACGGTGATCTTGCACGATCTGTCGTTCTCCAGAATGTCTCTAATACTAGACAACCCTCTGCGAATATCCGATGCACTCATACTCCCTGACGTATCTAGAAGCAAGCCTATATAATAGCTAAAATCTCTCTTCCTGCCAGGGAAGGGAGGAATTTCTGGTATAAAGTCTTCCTTACTTGTAACGAACGTATAGACTCGCTTCCGATTTATCCGTGTGAGGCACTTCTGCCATTTTGTCAGAAGACTCCCTTTTACAAGTTTTCGAATTAGCTCGTAATATTGAAGTTCCCCCACAGACAACAATTCGTCTATAATTTCTTTTATACCCATCGGTAAGTTGCCTCTACACTCATTCGCTGCTTCAGCAATCAGCTGTTTGGAAAACGATTCTAGCTTCCTGGAAGCAGCTAGTACATCTGGGACTTTTTCAGTACACTTCCACCAACCAGAGTGGTCGTCAAGCCTAGAAGCAGAACCACTTGAGGACATTACTGCACTCACTTTTTTTCCGTTCTTGCGGATATACTCGTAGTACCACTCCGCTGTCTTTCCTTCTGGAAGACCAAACATACTAGCAGTTAGTGGACGTATCTCGCAGTGCCCAAACTTAAATGGTTGCTCCAGTCCGATGAGCTCGTTTGCTGAAATATCGCAAGCTATGTTCCAATCAGATGCTATATTCTGCTTCTCTTTAGCTAAGTTCGTTTCTTTGCCGAAGATTCGAAGCAAACGAGGAAGATGCATGTTTAGCAGATGCACACCCTCATGCTGGAGAACAAGCATAATCTGGTTGTCTTCCGCGTCACGAAGAAGCTCCGGATTGTACATGAGTTGGAATGACTCACAATCAACCGTTGTCACACCCATTACAGTCGGCAAATTAGAGTCTGGAACTCGTGACACTCTAGAAAAGATGTAGCCCCAAAATGAGTTGTCCTTGCTAAACATTAATTTTACGATGCATTCTCTCAACTTTTCATCTAGCATACCTATACTCCACTTGCTGCTTTGCCGTAGTCTACCATAGTTTGGTAAAAGTTCTTTCTGTAATTCTCATCTCTCTTACACATGTACGCATTTAGCGCATTCAAATACTTGAACGCTTCCGAGTCTTTTGGTAAGCTATCGGCAAAGGTCACAATAAGGGCGGCGGTATCTGCTGGAACGTCTGTTACGAATTGGGAAATGTTCTTCTCTTTTGTCTTGAAGTCCGGCCTCTCGCTACTCAAGTAAGTTAAGAATGCTCTCATAACATTACCAAGAGCAGCATTGTCCTTCGATTGCACTAGGTTCAAGACTCTCTTACGAACCTTTCCATAGTTCATGAAAATATCTTTCGGAAGAATATCTTCACCCTTTTTAACGAAGTCAATAAACTGCCTAGTCATCGAAACATTAAGATAGCCAGACAACAGATTCGAAATGTCGAAGAGGTTACTAACTATTCCCCTTCGGTCAAACATCCACAGTATGTCCGAAACTCGTTCCCAGCTAGCTGGGTTAGCGTATACTGCTCCAGCTCTTTGTGCAGCGAAATCGTACAGGTGGTCCGGATGTGCTTGGATATACTGGATTACCAAAGGATGAAAATCTCTTTGTTTTGCATACTCTAAGAATGCTGGGGCTGACACTTCTACATAAACATGCAACATCCTCCGGAGACCAGCAGCATCTTCAAGAAAGTCCATTGAGTACTCTCTGTCTGCTGGATTGTCGCATGCTATAACGAACCAACCCCGCGGTAAGTCCTTTAAATGGATCTTGCATTCGTTCTGGACTTGCCACATAAGTTGCTGTAGATTATGGTCTCCTCTTCCAAACTCGTCGATAACAAACAACCCGAACGACTTCTCGTCAAGTGGAACGAAGTCTGAGTACAGCATCTTGAACTTCGTTTCACCATTATCCTTTACTGGAAAAGGAATCAAGAAGTCGTCTCTTGACAAGACTGGACATTTAATAATAAGAGACTGCCAATCTTGGCCAGTCTCTTTTCTAAGTTCTGCCGGAAGTTGGTGTGGTCGACATATGTCAGTCTTGCCAACGCCAGCTGGTCCTATAATGTGAAAAGTTGTTTTCTGGACTTCCCTTCCTTGCTTCCAACACTCCAGTGTCTCTAATATCACGTCCTTTATGAGCTTCTTTATTCTATCGATGGACAGAATTGGGATGTCTAATCGCTCGTAGTACTTCTTTTCCCTTTCCTCTTTCATTTAGCCTCCTTTTTCTAGAAGTCAATTCCTTTTATTATATCTTCAAAGGAAGCTTTCTTCTCCTCCGGCTTCACCTCTTTCTCAGCTTTTTCTTCAAACTTATGGCTTTCGTCAAGTTGGCTATAGTCAGAAGTAGCTTTCGTCAAAGACCAATCGAACTTTTCTTTAAACTTTGGCAGAATTTTCTTAGCTATTTTAAGAACTTCTATAACTGCTGCTTTTGGAAGTTCAGTGCCTCTCGATAAGTCAAAAGCCGAATGGATTCCTCGTTGTAAAGTCACTTTACCGACAGTTACATTAGTAACGAAACGAGACAAATTAGCTACTCGTTTCTCGAATTCTCGAGATTCTTCAGTCACTGGCTCGAAAATTGGAGGCAAGTCTAACCTGCTTAGTTCGGACAAATAGTCCGCAACTTTGCCGTACTTAGAACCCCTAGCTCTAATGAAAATAAAGAACGGTTTGTCAGTCTCACGGTCTCTTATAATAACACCGTTTGCGTCAGTATAAAGGCCAGCTACGATTAAGTGGCTTCTGCATGCAGAGCAAAACTCGACTGCTGCACGCTCCGCCGAATTTTTTCCACACACTCTTCCAGATGTGCCCTTCCAAGGAGGTGGCCCCTCTTGATATGAGAAGCAATCCAACACTTCTCTATCACCAACTGTCTTCATCTTCACTAGGACATTTTTTACATTCGTTATAATTAGAGAAACTCTATCTAAATTGTACTCAACTCCTCGAATCTGAAGTTTGCCAGGCTGTTCTACAATTCCAAGATGATTCTGTCTGGGCATTCCACTAATATAAACACTATGGAAGAATGCTTCTTCTGGTTTTTCGATTTCTCTTGCAGCAAAACCTGTTAAGCCTTTAAATTCTTCAAACATATTCTATCTTCCTCCTTCTTATTTTTTTTCAACGTAAAATATGCATTACTAACTTTTTTTGGTGCTTTTTTTCTGTCACGAAATAGAAGCTTTTACAGGATGCAATGGGTTGTCAAGGTCTACTGTAAGCTCAGCTTTCTGAAAAGAGTTGCAGCTATTCACGATCAAGTCTTTTGACGTATTAGGAAAATCCGCGTTAGTATAAACTAAATCAATACCACCCCTAAACGAAAAAACGATACCGTCCCACGTAGAATTAACTGACATCAAGTCGGCTTTGGGGGCCTCAAAAACAATACTTCCTTTCTTAATTCTAATCTTCATATCTCTCCTCCTTCTAGTGTAACCGCTATTTCGACCTTCTGTCGAAACGCTCGTTCTGACAAAAAATGCAGCATATTTTCCCACTGATATGACATAAGAAACTGGTCAATTAATCTCGAACCACTTCTAAATGTGGATATAAAAGAGTCTACTTCTGTCTTCTTCTCTTGAAGAAATTCACGTATGTCGACCAAAAGTGGGTTAGCCCTAAGTTTTCTGAAAAGTTTAGCAAAGAAGTCCAAGTTGTCAAATTCAAGAAATTCCACTAGCTTATAAACATCTTCTATGTCATCTTTGCTCTCTAGAGAAACGTCAATAGGTGAAAAAGAATAAACTTGTCCGACTCTCTCCAAAATAGAAGAACAAAACTGTTGCTGAGTGGCAAAGTCAAGCTTACGTACTTCTGGCATAAATAACTTGTATGTAGACTCAAATAACGGTGTAGAAAGCGAAGATATTATTTCTTGCATCATATGCTCTTTACTAGATTCTTCTGCAATATCTACATCGTCATGCTCTTCGAACTCTAAGATTTGCATTGAACTAAGAACTTTCGTCACACACTTTAACCTCCATAAAAAAACAAGACTTGGTTACTTCTTTCACTAAGAAATATATATAGCAGTTTACTGCCTCTCTAACATTAACGCTATAAAGTAGCTGTTTACTAACTCTCGTATTGGAGACGTCTTCGATGGCCTCCACTTAGCTGATCCAGTCCTAACGATATCTGAAATAATCTCTTCTTTAGTAACTACATCGTCGCTTAAAGGACCAAATAGTTCGTCTAAAACTTTTAAGCAGTTTTGAGATATAAGGGCATAAGTGTCGGCTTCACCAACTCTCTGTCCTCCTTCTCTCCTCTTACCAGCAGTTGGCTGCAATGTTCTCGAAATAGTTGGACCAGTTGACCTAGCATGGAGCTTCATTTCGCCCAAATGCTCCAACTTTAAGATGTACATGTATCCAACTGGAACTTTGTAATGAGTTTTAGTCCCAAATTCTGGCAAGTACAAATGATACGCTGGTTCTAAGCCCAGCAGTCTAAGGGCAGCTCGAATTTTGTCTTGCTTTGGTGCAGCAAAAGGAGGAATAACAATCGGTAAAAAAGTACTCTTCTTTAACTTCTCAAGAAACTCTTTGTATGCTCGTTCCGACAAATTACTAAGAGCTCTAATAAATGAAGAACTAAACTGCTGGTTCTTAGATGTGTCTAACACTTGCAGGACTTTTCGAGCTAAGTCAATTGCTTGTGTCCTAGACAAAACCAAGAACTTAAAAGCTAACGCTCTAGAAATTAAGCCAGTATACATCTCAAATAACTGGCCAACGTTCATTCTGCTTAAAACACCTATGGGATTTAGTATGACGTCTACTGTTTCACCCCAGGGTGTTCTTGGCATTAAGTCGTCTTTTTCAATAAGAGAGATAATTCCCTTATTTCCGTATCGGTTGCAAAGCTTGTCCCCAAGCTGAATTTTCAGCTCTTGCTCTACTTTAAATCTAACTTTTATTCCCTTAAATCTTCCTTCCCTCGTGTAGTAGTTACCACTTGATACTCCATGCTTCTTGTTCGTTCTTTCAATTAAGTCACGCAAAGCCGGGAACTTAGCTGGATTTGTATTGCAGAAAACTTCTATATCTACTACAACACCACCCGGACTTTTCTGGACAAAGTATCCTTCTGCCACATCAATATCGTCTCTCTCTTCCTCATAACCAATTAGTTCTTCTACTTCGCCAATAGACTTTTTTAGCAATATTTGTCCCTTTTCAGTTCTTTGTCCTATAGAAGCTATGTATAGTAGTCTATCTTTTTCGCTAACATCTACATCGATCGTTATACCATGGAGAGAAGTTAGTTTGTCATTTTCCACTAGCTTTTCGTTTATTACTATTGCGTCTTCGAAGTTATAACCCTTGTATGGCATTAAGCAGACACATAACGTCCTGCCTAAGGCTATAGTTCCATCTGAAATACAAGACCCTTCCGCTATTATAGAACCCTGCTTAACTGACTGGCCTTCTACAACCTTCGGAATAAAAACACTAAGAGTATTCTTCCCAGAGCCAGACCGTAAGTGGACTGGAGTTATGTCAACTACTTGTTTTCCAGTTCTACAAGCAATTACAATAGAATCTCTTGTTACTTTTCGGACCACCCCATTACATGGCGATCTCTTTACAAAGTTGTCAGACAAAACGTTAGTTAGAAGAGACTCAAAACCACTTCTAACTATTGGAGGCTCTGGATCTTTTAAAGGTTGAGCTTGACGAGCTTGGTTAGCAGCCATCATTATTCTAACACCATCGTTATTCTCTACAAACGGAATTAAGCAAGTGCTAGTAGAAAGAATTCCTGCACCTTCTCTGTCATCGATTGGCTTAACTTGAAATAGTCCTCTAGCAGATGTGACAGTAGCATCGATAGCTAACTGTTGTGTGACGCCAACGTTGGGTCCTTCAGGAGTATCGAGAGGATCTATATTGCCAAAGAAAGATGGATGGACGTTTCTTGCCTCTATCTGTATAGCTTCTCTGTCAGCTATTCCGCCAACACCTCTACCAATTGGTGTGGTCCTCGTTATGCTAGACATTTCTTCTACTGGGTTCGCAAATTCCATAAGCGTCACAATATCGGAATTTACGAAATCATGCAAAACTTTTGTCGGACTTATAGTGAACTGCGGATTCTTATTTCCAGATAAAACTTGCTCTCTGTATGCAGTAAAAGCTGCTAAAACTTGCTTCTGGATCAAGTGAGTAAGAACTTCGGATCCTCTTACTCTTAAGTTAGATAGATCCGTCCTCTCTTGAACGTAACCCTCTACAACTTTCGAAGACATGTAGAAAATAATACTAAACAGGTCAGAAGGAAGTTGCATATTTATAAGTATCTGTCGTGCTACTGGATCAACCACATTAGCAGTTACTTCATTTACAAGGTAAGAAGAATTTATTCTACCAGTAATTTTGTGCAAAGCTTCCGTAAAAAACTCTTTTGTCGGGAAAGCCGCCGAAATGTCTAACTTCCATAAGCCAGCTTTGGAAAACGAATTTACTAGCTCTCTTTTTAGCTCCGAGTCTACGTTTTCGAAAACGACAAACGTTTTTGGAGCTATCTTTACCGAAAATTCTCCTTCTTGTTTGGGTTGGACTTTGTACTTAATACCGTACGCTTTTAAAGTTTCTTCAAAGCCAAAAACGTACGACAATAAAACTAAAAGAGGAATCTTATATGAAGCGATAAAAGCTTCTAAGTAATTTATCCTTCCCCGTTTACTGTAGATATGAAAACTCGAATACGAACTCTCAAAACGTGAATCGTACTTCTTTGGGAAACTTATTGGACAAGTAACTACTTGGTTTACTAAGCACTTCCGCTGCCCATTAACTCTAAACGTACCAAACTTGTCAATCTTAGGAATTTCTATAGAAACGTCGTGCTTTCTTCCAGAAGCATCTTGCAGACTTACTTTTACTACGCTAATGTCTGACGGCTCTAAGCTACCGGGCTTCTTTTCTTTGTCTTCAATAGAAACTTCTTTTACGTAGAGCGGAGTCTCTTTCTTCTCCAAAACTTTAAACGAGTTAGTAACGTCTTTCTTCAAGTTCGTCTGGAAATCTATTTGCCTTTTCTGGAACAAGTGTTCCGGTGACTTTCTGTTCGTAACATCTACTACATCCATATGTTTAGTAACTGGATCAGTAGCAGTATTGACTGGAGGCTTCTTTACAAGAATCTGGTCAACAACATCTTTAGCTACTTTCTTTAGCACTTTTGAGGGATCTACTTTCTTTACAGACATTATCTTCCATAAGTTTTTAGTGCGATCGAAATTTCCAGAGACTTTCTGCAAGACGGAAGCAATAGCTAAATTCGACATGTACTCATCTGAAACTTCTTTAGAAAGCACTTTTTCCATATGACTTTTGTCAGTCTTCAAGAAGTCTTTAGTAGCTTGTTTTACTTTATCCTTCTTCTCTTCAGGAAGTACTTCTTTCGGAATGGAAGACACTACAAGAGTGGCAGCTGCTTCTGCTTTTTCTTCAGTTTCTTCTTCCTCTACTTCTGTGTAAGTAGTAGCTTTCACGTACATGTATAATCTCTGGAAGTTGTACTGTTTGTCTTTCATCAACAAACGGTATCGCGGGCCCTTAGGTCCAATCGTACAGAGCAAGAAGTTGTCGAATAAGAAGTTACCATCTCTAATTTGCATCAAGACTGGGAAAATCTTCCTATTGATGTACTTCGGAAAAGGCTTCGTAATGTCTACTACATAAAGTAAAGTCTTTCTATAATCTGGAAACTGAGCAAAGGCAGAGTCTAAAATGCTTAGAATGTATCGTCCAGCTCTCTGGCGGTAGTTAACCGGTTTTAGTGCAGCATCGACCGAAGTTACGTAAAGCGAAGTATCGTATATAAGGTTTTGCTTAGGTGGTTGACTACCAACTGGGTACGGAAATAACTTATACGACCGGAGCAACTTCCTATAGTCAGGCATAAGTCTAGTTCTCGGATAACGAGTAACCGGTATAACTACAGAACGGACGTCCATATAGCGAATATTTAACTTGTGGTAGTCTTCAGAAAAAGTAGAATTTTCTGAAAAGTAAACAAGTAGAAATGGGTGGGCTTTATCAAGTGGATAGTATTTTGGCCCGTCAGTAACCATTGTATACAATCGTAATCTATCGAAGACAATCATTTTTCGTCCTCTAATCTTTTGGGGTAATCTCTCCGGTCATAATCCTTTCTATAATAGACGGCTGCAGGATTTTGGGAGCAGTTATACCACTCTCAATAGCTTCACCAACATTTTCGAAAGCAATACCCTGTAGAAAACCGGATGCAAAAATGTTCTTCTTTATATCGGCCAGAGCTGGACTATACTTACCCTTAGCAAGCATAAGTCTAGCTGGAATAGATGGATTAGAACTGTCTCTAAGACACTGAGATAGCAACACTTCCAAATGAACGATATCTATGTCTGCTACTGGTGGACTATAAATTTTGAGCAACCTATAAAAGAGGTGGTCTACATCTTTGAAGACTTCTTTTCCAGCAAGAAGTCTTCGTAAGTAGAGAACTTGCTTTTTAATGTCTTGAGCTTCTGTAGAAACTTCTAAAATAGACTCGCCTTCTTTAAAGGTAAGAACAATAAATCTGTCAGTTCTAGAAAATTCTCTAGCAAAGATAGTAGCTTCGTAATCAAGAATAACTTCTATTTTAATATCACCGATAGTTAAAGTGCTAACCAAACTCTTTACCCATAACGTAGCAGAATCTTCGTCAAGCTTTAGAGTATTACCATCCTCGTAGTACTCTAAATCAATTGTAAGAGAACAGTCTTTAGAAGCTATTAGAGTATTTCCTTCTTGTTTCAAATACTTACTGATGTCACTTTTAGTTAGCAAGTCGTTGTTAGACACTATATCATTAAGGATATCTTTTTTCTCAAGAGAGACTGCTCCTCCAGTATGGAAGGTCCTCATAATTAGCTGAGTCCCTCTCTCGCCAATTCTCTGTGCAGCAATAACTCCAATAAAGGGACTTCTATGTTTTAGTAGCAATCTACCATAGCAAGTGTGGCATATCTTCCAAGACTGACAATAAACCGGTGACCGAAGTTGGATGACATCTCCTGGTTTGTAGTCGTTCTTATCGAAAAGTACTATTTTACCCCTACGAACGACAAAACGGCCTTCTAACCTGTTTATAGAAGAGCTGTCAAGCTTCAAGTTTAAGTAAGTGGTAGTCTTGCAGTCAGCTAGAGACGGATGAATCTCAACTGGATTTAGTAACATTACCAACTGTCTAGAAATGTACCCAGTATCCGCTGTATTTATAACTCTATCAATTATTCCTTTTCTAGAACCGCTAGCAGAGTAGAAGAATTCAGACGGTGTTAGTCCGTCTGTAAATGAAGACTTTATCGGAGCTAAAATATTACCTTTAGGATCAGCTATAACACCTTTAGCAGCTAAAATCTGAAGTGGTTGGTCCCACCCCTTAGAACCTCCAGACTCGACTATATTGTAAAGAGGAGAGCCTTGCAAATGGTCAGTTATAATTTGTTTCATTTTCTTTAGAATTTCAGTAGCTTCTTCTGGCGTTGCTTTTGCCAATCTCTGCTTCAAGACGTAAATCTCTTTTGGAACTTCGAGAGAATCTAGCGATATACTTGGTGCTAAAAGTGTAGCCCACTTAAACCCTTGCTTCTGAAGGTTAAACGCAGTTTGTCTTGCAGCATCTTCACCAAACTTTTCAGCTACTTCGTAAACGAGCTTCTTCACTACAGACTTTGTCATTACTTCATCTACGAACCTGAACTCTGCTGGAAAGCAAGCATTAATTATTGCTTTACCTACGCTAGTAGTTCGTCCTTTAAAGTGAACAGGAGTATACGGATCAACTGCATTTTCAAGTGCTTCCGCTGTAGCGTGGGGTGCAGCCTTCTTCTCAAGGGGAACATTTAACGAAAGCATGTATAAACCGACACAAGCTTCTTTAGTAATATCGAAGCTCACATCCGTAAAGGTTCTTCCAGTAAACGCTCCCATCATTCTTGTTCTTGCTTCTTCTTGTGCCTCATCGGTAAGTGGATGGTAAACAGCCATCTGGTCTCCATCGAAATCTGCATTAAAACCACCAACTTGGAGAGAACATATTTGCAAAGTACTTCCTGGCACTACAATAGCTTGAAACGCACGTACTGATTCTGGATGCAGGACTGGATCTCTCTTGCAAAGAACTACTCTTTTTTCCGCCACAGTACTCGTAACTTCGAATATGATGTCATACAACTCTTGTGGAATAGTATCTCCAGCCCGTATAGCTCTTAGCACTCTCTTTACTGAGTCTACTGACATCTCCGAACCCGTGAACTTTTTTATGAGTTCGGCCACTCTAGGGTCTTTTCTAACGTACAATAGATGGTGAATTATAAATGGCTCAAAAAGAAGAACCGCCATTCTTATTGGAATACCGACTTCGTTAATCTTTAAATTAGGGTTGACAGTAATTACTGCTCTTCCGGAGAAATCGACTCTTTTACCAAGGAGATTCCCTCTAATAACTCCATGCTTCTTTCCAATTTTAGCTCTTACAAAACTGTCGTACTTGATAACTGCATCCTGGAGACTACAGCACAACAAGTCAAAGAGAGGACCAGCTTTCGTAGCTCTTACTTGAAAAGCTCTTCTCATAACTAGCAAGTACTCGTCATTAAGAGGGTCGAACTCCCACTGGTTATCTTCTGTCTTTACTGCGTCTCGAAAAGCTGGCGGAATGACTGGAATTTTATTAATGAAAAGAGTTCCTTCTTCATATGACTGCTTCAAGAAGCGAATAAAAGAGTCTCTTTTAGCAGTTCCTCCTCTCCACTTTATCTCAGGGAATACTTTAATGAAGGATGCAAGACCAGAAATACCGTCAGGATCTTCTACAAGAGCTCCATTTACAATATTATACGCTTTTTCGGTTGAGATAAACTTTTCGACTCTTCCGTCAAGATGGTCAACAATTATTCTATACGCCGTAGGGTGGACAACTTTCGTGTGGAGCTCGATAAATGAGTACTTCTCTCTACGGTCTGAAGTTCCAACTGGACCAAATATCTGCTCAGAAAAAAGCCCGTCCGGATGAAACTCACCCGCTCGTGAGAAGTACTCAGTAGAAGTGACAGGAACTAGCCCTTTTGCAAAGTCGTCAACATCCAAGAGCTTAATCATAGCTTTTTATTTCTTTCGAGTCAGCTTATTGTATATTGTCTCAAGTTTTTCGATAGCAACTTTTACTTCAGATGGGTCGGCCTCCTTATTGCCGGCTAGTTTTTTCGCCAGCAATAAGGAAAACTCGACCATCTTTTTGTCAGCGAACCCCTCTCTATTGCAAACGCAGAAGACTGGCATGCGTGTCCCATACCGAGCTAAAGGAATAAAACATTCTGGTTTTCTCTCGAACAGAGCAGTTCTCATATCTCTATTTAGCAACCACGTTAACCTATCGTCATACTCAAATTTCTCGAAAGTTTCGCGAAGCGGCTTGCCACCCTGAACTTTCGTATTTTTAATCTCTTTTATTAACTTAGCTAAAACTTTTTCTAACTTTTTTACTGAGTCCATGACAAAAACCTCCGAGTCTCTTTATTAATAGTTTGTTCTCCTAGCTATAAGTCCATTTCGACTCTGTATTTGATCTGAGCGAACTTGTCTTCAAGCTTTCCAGCAAAAAATAGCAAGAAGAACTCGATCATTTCTTTCTCGATTTGAGAGACAGGTAAACCAGAAACTTTGTTGCCAGTGTACGAGCAGAAAAATCCAGAGTGGCCCGACGAGATTCTTCCAACGAACGTGCTTACAATATAGTATAATGCAACACAGCGATCACCCAGAGGAACACTCTCATCTTTCATGAGAGAAAGAAACGGAAGCACAGTTCCTTCTCGCAACTCAACTTCCTGCACAACATTAAAGTAAAGAACCGTTTTTATTCGATATGTGGTAGCAACAGCACTAAGTTGAGATGGATAATACTGCAAAAGTTTTGTCAACTCAGAAAATCTCTGACCAAAAACTAGTTGCATAAGTTGTTGTAAGTATAGAGACAAAACTAGAGAACTTTCTGGAGAAATCGACCTGAAGTAACTGTAAGGAACGGAAACCACTCTAGAAAAAATTGGATATGTTAAGAACTCAGCCACTGGAGAAACGAATTTTACAGACGAGATCCTGTTTTGGAACGAAGTCAAATTTTCATCTCTTGCTGCATCGGAAATAAGCTTATCACTAGAGAGATTTTCTACATACTCGAAGACTTTTTCGTACGCCAACTTCTTCAAGCGTCCTAAAGTATCGTTATAGCAGAACGAACGAACATTGTCACTGCTAGAGCTATGGATTTCTTCAGTAGAAACGGTGTCTGCATAAACTATACTCCCTTTATAGACAGAACGCAAGAACCACTTTACTGATTCTTCTATAGTACCGACAAAGTACGTTATCGGATTCTTATCTTCTTCACAGAGAATCAAGATATGGTTCATGACAAAGTTAAAGATTTCTATCACGTGCTCTTCTATACTCTTGCATTGCACTGACTTAATGTAATCCCACATGTACCGATCTGTAAGATTATAACGAAACGTTCGAGTCTTAACTACATCGTAAATTTTATTAACTAAACTTGTTTTAATAACTGGAGCAGCAAATTCTGTATAGATCTTTCTATGGCTTGACCGACTCAAACGCATCTGCATATCGTTAGAGACAAGAGAAAACAACTTCAGGCAGTTCGATAACTGCAAAATTGCTCTCATCTCGTCGGCTAGAAAAAGAATACTTCCTTTCTTAGCTTTGTCTTTGTCTACAAATTTATTAAAGTCGATTGACGACTTTTCCATTGCTTCGGTGACGAACCACTCTATTTGCTTAATATTTTTTTCTACAACCTTAACTCTTTCAGCTTCCGAGTGAGCTTGGGAGCACTCTCTTAAGAACCTTGCTAACCAATTGTCGAATTCCTCACCAAACATTGAAGAAAGTTTTTGGACATAGTTCATTATAATTGCAAACTTCCTTGCGAACTGGTTCGAGAAACTCAAAGACGCAACTTTTTCTTCATCAACAAAAACATCCCAACTTCTTTCTCCCTTTTGTACGAAGGTTATCATTCTTCCTCCTTTTCTTAGACCTGTTCTCTTTAGGAGAAATATATATAGTTGTAGTGGGGTAAATAAAGGAAGGACTACGGCCAGTCCATTTCTTGACCAGACTCTTTAATTACTTTAACCCCATTGGCGATAGATTCACCAATCTTATTAAAGAGTCGTGCTACAGCTTGGACTGAGTCGTTCATGTTGCGGATTGCTTGGTCTACTAACCCGGATTGTTCGTAGATTTTGTCTAAGTCTAGCTCACCACCAGCTGTCAGGTCTAGTAGCTTCTGGAGCATACTGTACCTAGCTAGCTTATGGCTAATGTCGAGCCCAGGACACAAGGATCGGATACAATCTATTACCATACTCGTTTCAGGTAAGAGCTTGTCAAAACCAAACTTTTTTACAATGTCTATTAGTTTCTGTATTTTTGCCGCTAGACCAATCTCTGGAACACCTAGAATGTCTGAAATGCTCTGCAAACTTAGCATAGCACTTTCTCGAATTGTATCTTCAAGTTGTCGTAAGATATTAATTGGCTTGCTCAAAAAGTCGTGAGTTTTCAAGAATGCACACTGAGAGATAAAATCTTTTATTACTGTAGCGTCACTCTTGTCAAAAGGCGGGACAGCAATTTGACTAACTTGTCGGACAGCTTCTGCTAAAGCTTCTGGTGGTGAAAAAGTAGTAGCTCTTAATAACCTTTTTAAAGCATTAAGCTCTGGACTAATAACTGACTTAGCTCCAAGTAACGTTCTTAAAGTCTTATCGAACTCCTCATTCAGTCTATTGCATAACTGTGCTCGTACTTCAGCTAAATCACCCATTTCTCAATCTCCTTCAGTCTCGATCTCCAGTTGGGTTTGCTGTTTTTGCAGCACTAGCTGGACCAGCACCAGACTGTATCGAAGTAGACGTTCCATGAATTCGAACCGAACCTCCAGCTAGTTCGTTTAGTGTTGATGCTGACTGAATATTTAGGTCTCGAATCGAATTTACTTCAATTCCATTGCCACCCTGTATGTACAATTTATCGCCAGCTACTAAATGTAAATTTTCACCAGCCTGTATTATTATGTCCGAAGCGTTTTTTATCTGTACTTTTGAGTTTACAAACAAGTGGATCTCTCGATTTTGTATGTCCAATTTTATAAAGTCTCCAGTATGCGTTCGAACTAAGATCTTCTCTTTACCGTCTCGTTCGTCCAAGAGTATCGTAGTCTGGTTTCCATCGATGGTGTAAACCGAGTCTGTGTCACCAGATGGTGGGTTTTTCAAGAGTCTCTTCTTTCCAGTTATTTCTATTCTGGCGTCGTCAGGGTCGTCTGAAACTACAATGCATCTTCCGTCGTGAGACTTAAAGATTGTCCACTTGTTTTGGTAGTTTGATCCAAGCTGGTTCTCTGGAAGAGTAGGAGCGTTCTCTAAATCGAGTGCCCCAAAATAGTAGGGTCGATTGGGATTTCCGTTCTCGAAAAAAATCCACATCCAACTTCCTTTGGGCGGTATGTAGCATGTGCCAGAAAAATGGCCGTCTTCTCCTTCCATATTTCTACCACCAACTGGATTGTTTGCAGGTCTAGCCCAAATACCTTTTTCTTCAGGGACTTCTGGCATCAAGTCGGGGATCCATACCATAACGCGACCCTTCTTTTCTGGATCTTTATTATCGACGACTTTCGCACGGTACATCCCAAAGAAAGATTCTGGCATTAGTTTTCTCCTACTTGAAGATCAGCTTCGAAGCTTCTAAAATCTTCGCAAATTCACTCTTATTATATTTTGTAGCAAGAAAAGTAGGAACAATTGTTGTGCCAGTAACGGTACAAGTAAGACATACTGAAATAAATCTAGAGAGATCTTCAAGTGCTGGAAGGAAGTCAGATGTCAATATTTTGAGGACTCTGCTGGCAAACGTATAGCGAGTTATACCTGGCATGACAGTCTTGGATAGGGATTCAACAAAACCATCTATCTCATTAAACTGTAGAGAATCGAGGTCGGATAATGTAGTATAATCGAACGAAGAAACTACGCTAGCCTTCTTAAATGCTTCTACACCACTCACTCCAAAGAACGCGGACAATACATAACAAGTTAACAAGAAGTGCAACTTCGGGATTTCTCTAACATAAACACCGAGAAACCCAAACTCTTTGCCGAATAATCTTATAAAAACACTTAACAGGAAAGTAGAGATTGATGGAAAGAAAGATAAAGGAAGTTTTGTCTTACCGCTAACGAGGCTCTTTAAAGCTATTGCATAAACCAAACATGCATAAAGGTTTCTTGGATCAGGTTTCGTTGGAAGTATATCGTCTACACCAAAGTACGAAATGTTTAAAATCATAGAATTCGTAGGAATGTTATACGTCACTGGTAGCAAGTAGTCCATCTTCACTACCGATAGCTTTGGAGACGAACTAGAAATTTCCTTGTAGACTCTTCTTTTCGCAAAATGGTCTATACGATCTTGTATCATCGTGAGGACACTAGAAACTTTCTTTACACCACCCTTAACTTCGAGCGAAGAAAGCTCTTTTTCAGACAGGCTAAAAACGTTTGGAACACCTTTCAGTAAAGAAAATGTTTCTTTTACTACCACACAACTCCCTCCAGTTCAGTGAAACTCTTCGGTGGAAACCTGTCTTGTAAAGTTTCCATAATAGCTGAAAAAGATGGAATTATTACAGTATCTAGAATAAAGTCTTCGTAACAGAAAACTCCGTTTACGTACATAAGAACTGGAGCTAGAATAACTGTTCCGTACTCATCGAACGAGAGATAGTCAGGTCTCATAGAGTACTTCATGTTAAACGGCTCTTCCCTGGAGTTCTTCAGTAAGAAGAAAAAGTGCTTGTCAAGTGTCCATAAAGAAGGGCTAGAAAAAGTGAAGAGGCCGTTTGCTGTCCTGTATCGCTCACAGAAGTTATCTAAGTCAAATGGCTGGTTCGCTTGTTGACGGGCTTCTTGATCAATAGTTATCATGCTATAACTCTAACTCCTTATATTGTGGCTTCTCTAAACTTAAATCCAGGATAGTTGTCTTTAGACCACTCGACAATTTGCTCACGAGGCATTGTTTTGAGAGAGACAGAAAGCTTTTCGTTAATCTCCTCTAAATCACTCGTGTCTAAGTACTGACCGTACTGCTCGAGAAAAGCTCTATAGTTACCGTGCACAAGCTCTACTGGCAATGACAAATATCCATTCGTAATTTTTTCATGTATCGTAGTAACTAAGCAAGAATATCCAACCCAGTTCTTATAGTGAACTTCTATAACTTCCAAACAAATGTCGAAAGTAGAAAAAGACTGCTCAGAAGCAACTTTCTTGTTTATAATAGCTTTGACAATTTGGAATAAAGTTGGAATATGGTGATGGATCTGTACTTCCACTTCACCAACTGTCTCGTGAGTTACATCGCATGCGTTCTGCTGCAAGACATCTCTAATATAGTCTTTCCACTGTTTGTACTCTAAACTAGACCGAACTAGCTTCTCACAATTTCTAGCAAATCTCGTATATTCGGTTTCATTTTCGAACGAAGACACTCTGAGAGACAAACTAAAAGGATAATCTTTGGAAGAAAGTTTAAGCTTCTCTTCGTCACACTCTATTTCTACAAGCTTTTGCAAGTCCTCTATCACTGCGGGGTCCTCTCTTACAGCAACTCAATGTAATGCTGTATTCTAGAGCTCACTACAGCTTCAGAAACAGCTTTCGAAGTTACACTACCAAGAGACGTCGACAACTTAAAGAACGGACTAGCAGCTGCTTTCACATCTTCTAACTTCCTAAAAACTTCGTGTTGCTCTTTTCCAAGACTACTATAGATAAAGCCGTAGGGAACAGACGAACAAAGACCGTCGAACTCTTTCATGCAGAAGATAGCTCTTTTCTCTACTTCGTCAGTAATAACAAGAGAACTCCATCCCAACTTGAAAAGCTTCTTTACCCCGACAGTGCTTCTAAAGAAATCTTCTTCCGACAAGTCTAAGTAGTTTATAACCACAAATATTTCGTCTGTATGCTTCGAAAGACCATAAAGAATGTCTCTTCTCGGGTCACCAACGACAGTGGTCTTAGCTATAAAGGGAATATGAAATGTTTTTGCAATTTTGGCTAAAGTTCTTACAGTCCCCCTTCCAAGAGCTACTGCTGCTTTTGACAAACCATAGCGAACTCTATCGTTTAAAAGCATCTTTGCTAAATTTTGGTCTGACTTAACTGGAAATGGAATAACCTTTACTCCCACCACTTGAGGTCCATGGTGAGCAGTCGTTACCATAATCCACGTTGGTTCCACAGAAATACTTGCTTCTAGCTTTGGTGTAGAAACTCTTACTTCACCAGCACCACCAGGCGGTTCTACACTTACGTTTATTCGAGCCTTACGTCGTGTAATAGGAGGTGGCATATCTACCTTCGCTTTTGGAGCTTCCTGCTCTTCTACTCTAGCATATCTACCAAGCAAAGAAGTTGGTACAAGAGAACCAGCGGTCGTTACAGCAGTCAACACTTTATTTAGATGAGAAACTTGCTTAGCGATTTCGTCCATTTTGTAAATGATTACATACTTTTCGAGCACCTTACATATTCCTGGCAAAATAGAGTTCGAAACAGTGCTTGACGCAAGCGCTGGATAAACAACAATCATGTCTAGTCCTCCACTCTCAAATCAAGAAAACAGGCTTAGACTCTGTCTCTTGCTTTGCTGGTTTCTGTTGGCAATGCTGCTTATATTCGCAAAAAAAGCATTGGTCTTCACTAAACCCAATTGGGTCTGGCACGACCTTCTTTTCAAGACATTGTAAAAACTTGGGAGCTCTTTCTAAAAACGAGATTGCCAAACTATCGTTAGTCGGACAGTCAAAAGAGACAATTTTACGCAAGTTGTCTCTCATTACATATATTACAGTAATTGTATTTATTCTACTACCGTACTCGCTATTCAAGATGTAGGCGTAGATGACTCCTTGGTGGTAGTGGGATTCTACAAGACCAGAAAACTTTTCTTCATCCAGAGTCTTTATTTCATACAAGAAGTTTTCTTTACACGCGTCTACCCTACCTCTAACTTTATACCGTTCACTAGTAATTCTCTTCTCGACTTCTGAAAAATCGTATATCTCTTGTATGTAAGTATGAATTTTTCTCGACACTTCATTTATTAAGTCTAAGTACGCGAAACTAAAGAGAGAAGTAAAGTCTACTGCATAACCCATTCTGTAGAAGTAGTTCTTCCGCATACACGAAAGAAGTTCACCTACGGACACATAAGGACGCACATAGCTTTGAGACTTCTTGTAGCCAGCTATTAACCTGTCTCTCATTAAAGTTTCAAGTTTCTGAACGTCAAAACCAGTAGATTTGGCAGAAGTCTCAATTTTCGTAGTTTCAGCTGGAAGCTTTCCTGTTGTACTAACCTTTTTGCTAGATTGAACCTGCTTTAGCTCTATCTGTTCCAGATAGTCTAGAACTTTCGTGTATATGCTTTTTTCGATACTCACTTCGCACTTTCTTTTTGTGGAAAGAGTTTACTTCTCTTCCAGAATACTTAGAGCTGACTCTACTAAATTATCTCTCAAGATTTTGTAAGCGTCTTCTATAATTTTGCCTTCCCAAGTCGACAATTTCTTTACAGACTTGCACTCGGGAATGCATCTTCCTACGATCAAGTTATCTACTGCAAGAGAGAACGCTTTCTGTCTAATTTTCTCTTGTACTACCTTCTCAAGATCCACTTTCTTCCCTTTTTCCGCTGTTTCTATGGTCTCTCGAACCATAGCCTTTACATCTTGTTTCCCCTTCTCTGTAACAACCAGTTTCTTGCTGTTCTCTCTAGCTATCTTAGCACTAGCTTTCGCCATCTCCAAAAGCTTCTTTGTAGAAACTTTCTCAGCAATCGGTTTAGGAGAGTGTCTGAGCAATCTCAACATTTCTATTACAACCGAAAGCAAAGCCCCTTTTACGGAGATGTACTCTTCCACAAAAATCGGGCAACAAGTCTCTACTTTAGCTACAGGCTTGCCAAAGAAAGTATAGTCTAGAGCATAGAACGTTTCAAGAATCCTGATTTTAGACTCTTTGGGCAACATTTTTAATACCTCCGTCTTTTACGTCTCGTTTACGAGCAAACTGAGAGTTCTCGTCTTCTAAAACTTCTATCACTAAACGCCTTGGGTCTGAAGTAAATTGAGTGTTTTTAATCGCAGAGACAAGAACTCTAAGAGCGTGAATGATTCTACCTTTTTTCCCTATAATTTTTCCTGTATCGCTTTTTTCACTTTTAATCTGCACAATTACCGACTTAGTAGAAGTAGTAGTTGAGACTTTTACTTCTTCTGGCTTTTCTACTAGTCGTTTTACGATTGATTCAACAAACTGACTAAGATACTCGACCATAGCCATACTCGTTCTTCTCCTTTCTAGAAAAAAACAAGATAAACGAAGTTTTCACTTCCAGTTCGTTTATTTGTTCTGGAGAAAAACGAGAACGAGTCTCACAATAAATAAAAGAGAGAGCGTACGTTACTCTTGAATTCTATAGTGCGTCCTTACGAAGCTGGACTCTTGTCTAGTATCTCAGCCTTAATAGCTTCTGCCGTTACTTTGTCAAACTCTTGCTTAAATTCTTGATCTGAATTATAGAGTGAAAGTACTTCTTTTGCTCTAAACTTTTTCTGTGGCATTGACACTAAATGACACCAACCGCCCGGAGTCTCGATTCTTTTCGTATTTATTAGAAAGTTATAGTTTGTCCAAAAGTTAGAAAACCCAGTAACGAAATTACCGACTAATTCTACTTCTATATTCGGTGGAAACAGCTTATTTTTTACGCACTTCGCTTTAACTAAGATCCCGTCAAAGCCGAACTTCTCTTTGGGCAAAGCACTCTTTATATTCATTTCTAACAAATGAAAAGCATTAAACTTAAGAGTAGTACCGCCAGGCATGTCTTTCCCAGTAGACATAAACTTTAGTTCTTTCGCAGGAGCAAAAGGACCAATTTGTAAGACGTCTCGCAACTGATTTACTACAATAAGACAAATATTGTATAGAGAAGCTTTTGCAACGTACTTAGGTATAAGAATCGACAAGACTTTAGCTTTATAACCGATTACAGAATTTATATCTTCTACTTCTCTTTCTTTCTCAGTTAGAGTATTAGCTACAGAATCCCACACTACTACTGACGGCACTTCTATTAAGTTCTTACTCTCTTTAAATAAACACAAACTCTCTAAAAACTTAAACACTTTCTCTAAAGTCAGATCAGTATAAGGCTTCAGCTTCGGATAGAGAACACCTAAGTTAGCCATTCTTTCAGTAGTAGTAGCTTCTTCTGAGTCTAAAAAAGCAGTTAGTATATTGCCCTGGAACTTCTTTTGAGCAGCTGCTAGAGTCTGAATTGCAAGCATACTTTTTCCGGAGCCAGGAGCACCCGTAACTACTCCAAGAGTTCCTATAGCGAACCCACCACCCATTACAGCATCTAAAAGATCAATACCAGTACTGAGAGTCTGCTTTACTCCTTCGTCTGGTGTAATCGATGCTTTTGTCTTAAGAAAAGAACTGAACTCTAAGTATAGTTCTTTCGTTTTAGAATCTAGAGTACTGAGAATATCAGACTCAGAAGCACTTTCCAACTCTTTATCTGTAGGAAGATCTTTCTTAGTAGTAACTTTCTTTTTAGGCTGTGTCTTTACAGCTTCTTCTACTTCACTTTCTAAAACGGTATCTTCTTGTACTACGTTTTCTTCCATAAACTCCTCCACAAAATTAGTTTTTTTCTCATAAGTAGCTTCGTGCACCTTCTACTTGTGAAGCGGCTTCTAAACTCTTTGCTAGTCTCCTAATGTCGCTATCCATCTCACCGGCCTCTTGAGCAAACTTTCTCCTCATCTCCGTCTCGTCTTTCAAGCTCTTAATGACTTCTTTCCTGATTTCTAGTATTGCAGTGAAAATACCAGTCGCAGCTTTTACCTTCTCTTCGAAAAAGCGAACGTATCTGTTGTCTAATGAGTCAGGAAATAATCTTTCGATTTTGTTCTTAACCTTCTCCAACTCGTCTATCATTGCTTTCAGAGCTTCTCTCTGCTCCGCAAATTCCCTCATTAATTGCTCAAACTTTTCTTCGAAAGAGTCCATAATGTTTCTCCTCACTCACAAGAAGAGCCTTTCGCTTCTAGAGCACAAATACCAGCTATTGGAGGAGTCTCTAAAACTACCTCCATCTTTCCGGTTAAGTCGTACTTGTTTCTTGTTCGTCCTTCTTCTATGGTTCCGTCCTCAGAAACGAAGGAACAAGTAAAAGTATTCTTCCTGTCTTTCCTAGCACCCCAACAATCTTTCCAGTACATACAAATATCTGTAAAAGGGCAAACTTCATTAGGTTTTAACGTAATCATTATAGCTTACTCCTTTCTCAGCCACAACTCGAATCTTGATCTTCGCGAAAAGAAGTCAACACTAAAAAAGGTGGCTCAGATTTTTCGAGAAAAGACTTACCAAAAAGATTCGCAAGACTTTTGTCCTCTCTCATTACATTATTGAAAAGTTTAGACCTCAGTTGCTCACCATCCAACTGAAGATTACATTTCTCCACACCGCCTTTCTCCTTACTTCGTTTGCGTTTCGATACTACCACTCTTTTTGCTCTGCTTCTTAAAGTTAAAGCAGTCACAAGTTATTCCTCCTGTAATAGCTCAAAAACATATTTCGAAGTTAAGCTAGTCCATTGCGTTAAGTACAACTGCTCCCCAAATCGAAGTATGTAGTCTTTTAAGTCCTTAGAAATCATCTCTTTTATCTTTTCGTACGTCTTCTCTGAGTACTTCTCATAACGAAGAAGTTTAGCAATTGCTCTCGCAAGCTTTTCTTCTTGTTCTGCAGATAGAATAACAAGTCCTCCATTTTCAGTCTCTACAACCACTTCATGAATCTCCTTTTTGGGGACAGTTACAGTCCGCATCCTGCTCGGACATACTACCACTAATCTCCATAGCCTTACCAACTACATAGTTCACTGTTTCGGCATAATCTAGTCTTCTCAAGACTTGACCGCGACGACTTCCATCTACATAAACAGTAACTCCCTTTAAGTCATGTATATATTCGAGAAGCAAATAATCGAGCTTTTCGGCAGTAGTTCCAGCAGGAAGATTTATCGTCTTCGAAACAGCTCCATCCACGTACCTCTGTGTGACAGCCTGTATCTCGAAGTGTGCTTCTGGCTCCAAGTCTGAAGTATCTACAAACCAGTCTGGAACATCTTCTCCCGTTAAAATCATTTTCTGTAGTAAAGGATGCACATAAATTCGTTCACCAACTCTGTCTGTCCTAACGAAAGCTTTTGAGAAAAGCGGCTCTATACCACTCGTAACCTCTGGCAAAAGACTTACTGTTCCAGTTGGTGCAACAGCTAAAAGAGTAACATTTCGTATTCCAAACTTCTTTATGTCTAACCGCAGTTGTGCTGGCAGTTTCCTGACGAAAGAAGCATTTCCATAAAGAACAGCATCAAACTTCGGAAACGCTCCTTTTTCTGCTGCAATTTCGACACTAGCTTGGTAAGCACAATCTCTAATGAATCTCATTAGCTTTTCTACTTCTGCTACAGCTCGTGAAGATCCGTAACGAACTTGTTTTGCAAAGAGATACTCAGCAAGACCCATAACTCCGATTCCAATGCGTCTCGAGTTATGAGCTTTTATACTGTTTTCTGGTAGAACATAATTGTTGCATTCTATAACGTCATCTAAAAAACGAACGGCTAACTTTATCACTTTTTCTAGCTTGTTCCAGTTCGTATTAACATTTCCCGTAATAAAATTTGGAAGGACAAGTGATCCTAAGTCGCACACACCATAACCTTCCAACGGAGTTTCACCACATGGGTTTGTCGAAAGGATTGGGTCATAGTAATAAGAATTGTTCTTCGAAAGATTAGTCCAATTTAAAAGACCCGGTTCTGCACACCTGACCATATTAGTCACTATCTTTTCCCAGATGTGTCTAGCCGGAATTCGCTCATACTCTTTTTGCTTAAACTTTAGAACCCACTCACCGTTAGAAGCTACTTTCGTAAGAAAATCTTCATTAACAGCAACAGAAATATTAAAGTGACTTAACTTGCCTTCTACAAGCTTCGCATCAATAAACTTGAGAACTTCTGGATGAGAAACATCAACACAAGCTAAAGCAGCCGCACGCCTTTGTCCTCCACTTTCGATCGTTTTAGAAACTTCATTAGCAGCTTCTATAAAACTAACCATTCCAGAAGAATAGCCACCCTTCTTTAAGATTGGGTCTCCCTGAGGTCTTAGAGGAGAAAAATTACAACCTACACCCCCACCCTCACTCCACAATATTAAAGCTTCTTTTAAAAATTGACCGATCTCTTCAATACTGTCCCCAATTGGTAGAACGTAGCAGTTAAATAAAGATCCTCTCTGTCTTCCAGCATTTCTCAAAATTCTTCCACCCGGCATAAAGTCCATGTTGTAGATCATCTCAAAAAACTGCTCACTAAAAGATGCTCTGTCTTTTTCTACTGAAGCTATCGCAGAAGAAACTCTTTTGCAACAAGCTTCCCAATCTTCTCCATTATGGAAGTACCTTGCACTAGCTACTGCTAAAGCATTCTCAGAAAGAGTCACTTTCTTACTCATCTCTTCTAACACCCTCCTAACACCATTTCGTAATCAAACTCCAATAATATAGCTAGGTTCTACTTAGGTGTTAGATGCATCTAACACCTTCTAACACCGATTCTAACACATCAAGAAGTCTACTGTTTCGAAACTTTACCTTTAAAAAGAATGTACGAACGTTCAGAAGTTCTCCTTAGCACTGACAAACTAACTAAATGATAAATTCCTTTTACTTTTTTCCCTTTAAAGTCGACTATAATGTGTGGGGTCGTATACTTAATAACTTCACACGGGCCAGAATCCCACTCAGTTAGCTCACCAGCACCGTATTCTCCTTCTGGTATAGTACCCAAAAACAAAGCTTCTTCCTCAGTATGGTCGTGAGTTCTCATAGCAAGAACTCGAACTCCTGGTCCAAGTGGAATTCCTTTTCTAACAGCGAACGAAGCCCACAGTTTAGAGCCAGGAATTCGAAACCTCAAGTCGTAGTGAGGACCAGCTCTTTTAGCTAAATGCTGGACTACGATAAACCTTGTTTTCTTGTTCATTTAAACTCCTCCAATGCCATCCTCGCTAGGACGTATGCGTCTGCCAAGTTGCTATCGCAGAACTCAACACCAAACTTCTTGTAAACATTGAGTAAAACTAGGTCTTTCTTACAGTTTCCTTTTCCAGTCATAAACTTTTTTAAAGACGATGGTGAAATGACTTTAAAAGTGAAGCCTTTCTGCTTTAGGTGGGTTCTGAGGTAGTAGTGAAGCCCAGCTAGCTCCATTAAAGAGTTACCCTGACTTCCGAAACTTAACCCTTCAATAAAAATTCTGTCTTCTCGGCGCAAGCTAGACAGTATTTTGTTCGTGATGTAAGAAATGCGGTCTTCTATGAGTTGTTTACTGTTCGTAGAAATAATTTCTTGATGTACTACTCCTCCGTTAGAATCTAACACTAAAAACCCAGTGGCAGTCAAAGACAAATCAATCCCTACGAATTGCATAAAATCAACCAATATCTATAAGGACGTTCAATAGAGGTCCAGCTTGAAGTTTTTCGAGAACTTCTCTTTTCTTCTCTTTTCCCTCTTCAAGAATATCGCCATCTAAGGGAATCTCACCAAAGGGCGTTCTCAAATTTCCACCAGCATATCTCTTACGAGCTCTTCCTATGACTATCATTATGTCAGCGAGAGCCAAATCAAGAAAATAGTGTTCTAAATCAGACCTAACTTTACTAAAGTCTGGCGGATGCACTCTTTCATACTCGATAGCGAAAAAGTCAGTCGATGTAGGTGAAGAGGAAATTCTGAGAATATTAGGCGGCTTAAATTCGAACGTTCGGTCGTAAGAAGAAAACTGTTTAACCCACATAGAAACTTCTACTGAAAGTACCCAGCTAGCTAGTTCGCCTAAACTTAAGGGGCCTAGAGGTGGGTGCCCATGAAGTAGATAGTCTCCTTGGGGGAAGTAAACATTAGAAACACCAAGAATTTCTAGTCCTTGTTCATCGACAATGTAGTATTCGTTAGATCGTCCTGGAACTTTATTTGACTCTATATTCGGATTGTAGCCAATAGTCACTACGTCCGGAAAATACTGAGAAAATTCTCTTAAACTGTACGTCTTTACGTAGTCTAAGATCTCTTCATCAGTCTTTTCAATAAATTGAAAAGGAAATCCAATATTAGTTTTTATATAGTTTAAGACTCGGTTTGCGTTAAGCATTTTCTTTTACTCCAAAGTATATGATGTCGAGTGAGTCTTCCTCTAAGTAAACTTTAGCTAAAGATAAAGCCTTCTTTAAAGAAGATGCAGGTGCTACTTCGGAACTTTCGCAGATTTGCTTAATGTAGTTCTTTCTGTTTAGCATTTCAGTAGAGGAAGGAGAGTCTAAAGCTCGTGACAGGAGCTCGAAGCTTATTAACTTCATGTTCCTAGAAACTAGGCCTTGAGTAAGCTCGCTCTCTACGACAGAACGCATATATTTGTTCTCTGAAGAAAGCAAATTTGAGTTGAAAATTGGTTCTTCTGCCTCAATTTTACTATAGAGTGAGTCTGCACACACAACAGCCGCAGCAATTTCCGGCAAGAGTTGCTCCAGTCGCTTTGCTCCTATACCAGAAACTCCTTTTATATTATCGCCAGAATCACCAACAATTGACATAGCAAGAGGGAAAAGTTCGTCAGAAACTGACGTACGAGAACGTAAGAACGTAGACAGTACTTCACCCTTCTTGACGAGTCTCTTTGTACGACCCGACTTTAAATAGACGTAAACGTTATCTTCTAATGCACACTGTAACATATCGTGATCATTAGAATATACAATATTAGCTACATTTGGTCCGGTCTGTACAATCCCATTGCGAACAAGATAGTATGGAACGAAGTCTGCTTCAAGATTGCGCAAGTGGAGAACTTTCGTATTTGGAAGCTTATTTCCAACCGCTTCTATCATCTCGAGATTCTTATGGAAAACGTCGAAAAAAACTTCTCTCTTTTCCGAATCAAGACCAAACAAGTCATCTATACGTCTACTAGATTTATAGTCTGGACACAAGTTCAGATGGTAGTACGATTTACCAGTTTCGAAGAAAAAGTAAACAAAAAGCTTAATATTTCTCTTTATAGAAAAAAGCTTATGGAAAGAAAGAAATGATATAATAGAAGAAAAAATAGAAGTATCTGTTGTCTTAGCTCTTAAAGTAGACTCTACTATGCTCTTTACAGTATCTTCCATATACAAACTCTGCAGAGCATTCTTTAAGTCTACAAAAACATTCAGCGTTTCGTAGGACCCTCCACCATAAGAAAGAACCTCATCTAAAATAGCGTATGTGGGGTAATAAGACAAAATCGAGCTCGGTTGCACTTTTTTCTCCTTTGCCTAACCAGTCTTTGTCTGGTCCTCTTCAATACCAAGAGCTTTCCAGTCAGTAGACCCAGAACGATTCCCTTCAGTCCAACCCATTTGACAATAGTGAGCAATCTTAAACCAGTCGTACTGCTTTCCTCTACCATTCCACAATCTTAAAGCATACTTTAGTATGTTCCAGACACAAACTCTTGGCTCAGTTATACTTATCAAGTCAAACTTATTTTTACTACTATACTTAGGAACTGTAAACTTCGAAATGTAGTCATGTACTTCTTTGGCGAAGTCATCCCACTCTTTTACTCGATCTGGCAATTTGTCAACCTTTTCTGGACTCATACTCCAATCTCCTTTTCTCCAGACTGTAGACAACACTCACTATGCCCGGGCGGAAGAATTTCGGAACGGCTCTTCTGAGAAAAGTAATCGACTATCGCTTTCATAGCGTCAGCAGCTGCTAAAATATCTCCAACCCTAGCTCGGTTAGTGAGATTATGCAAACCACCAGTAACTGGTATATCTACTTCTAGACAAGAAAAACCCTTTTCTCTATATAGCCATGCTTCACTTTCGCTTCCACGCTCTCTTAAAACGTAATGTCTAGCAAAACTTTTGAGAGCTCTTTTTATGTGCACCGGATCTACGTTAGAAAAGTTCTCTACTGTAAAATTAATACTCTTCCATCTAGGAGCTCTCTCAATACAATCTACAACAACTAAAAACGTAGTTTCGGGTGAAAAGTGAGCCGCAACCCATCTAGCTCCACCCATTCCATCTTCTTCGGAATGAGTAAACTGAATGTTAATTTCAGGAAACTTTATGAGTTGTGCACACGCTAAAACTCCACTAACGTTATCGCACGAACCAGTCTGTATTCCATCTTTCACTTCACTAAAAGGATCTTTAAATACTGTATCAAGATGGCAAGAGATTACTACTTGCATAAGAAACCTCCTTCACGCTCTCAAAAATTTCAGAAACCTGCTGCCAAGTCTGGACAATACGAATATTGCTGCAAAACACTTTAGAGTTATACGGTCTATCGAATAACAAGACTAGAGGAACGTAAGTAGCAACATCTAGAGCAACTTCTGCAACATCTTCAATAAATAAGTCCAGTTCGAGATCTCTTGCGGCTATCCCCTTAGACGCAGTAAAAACAATTTCGTAAGGAACGTCTAAAAATTTGTCTATCACTTTATATGTGCTTTCCCTCGACTTAATATCTCTACTTGTAATAAAGATAATGGGTCTACCAGTTTCTTCGAAGTACTTTCTAAAGAAGTGAACTGCTCCTGGGAAAGCGGAAATTCTGTCTAAATCTTGCACTGATTTATCTACACACTCTTCTACAATACTTTTAGGAAGATTTACAACTCGCTCAATATAGTACGTCCTCAAAGTTGAGAAGTCAATGCTCACTCCGTACTGACTTAAGTAGTAGTTCATAGCTTCTCTCAAATCAACGAACGTTCCATCTATGTCGGAGCCAAGTCTCACTAGCTATTCCTCTTCTTTAAAGGGAGACCTCGAATAAATAATTGCCGGTATGTCTCCTACACTCGTTACAAACTTATTCATGCAGATTGTTTTCTCTACTCTATAAATCTCCAAAGTAATGCTTTCGTCATACTCTATAATAAACGGAAACACAACTAAGCTAGTAGACCCTTTTACTGGTTTATTCGTTACCGCAGGCGCACTAAGTTCTGCATCACCATCTCTACTTTGCGAATTCAACTGAAGAGTAGCTTCTTCACCCAAAAAATTGACTTTAACTGTGCTAACATTATACTGTTGCGAACTAACTCTTATTATCTTAGACAACATTGGCGTAATCTGAAATGTCACTAGTATGTCATCTTGAGACAAGACAAAGAGTTTGCTAAGCTCTTCCTCTGGAATGAATTTATTGTCTAGAAGACTAGGGTCTGGCATAATCCGCCGGAAAATGACAATACCTTTTTTGCCGACAAAGATTTCTCTCTCGGTTATCTTGACTTCTATGTCAGACATAGCTTCAGGTAGAACTTCTAACATTGGGCAAACGTTCTTTAGAGCGGATATTAAGACTGTCTTATTACCAAATACACTAGTTAAGTCAAACTCAAAAATGCAAGACCTATCGTTCGATCTCTGTCTAACAATCCCGTCTACCACACACATGTCATTACAGTATTCTTTCAAAACTCCAGCAACCTTCAAGAAACTCACAAAAGAGTCACCGCTTAATGTTAAACTTTCCATCAATTCTCCTCCTTAGCTCTTTTTCGTTCTAATCATTATTAAGTACACGAACTGGTTCGCTTGCCTAGTAATTACTCTATCGACTGAATCAAGTGCTTCTTCAACCATTTCGAGGATGTTTATACTTCTTTCACTTACGTGCTTACCACGCTGTGGGTCTGACGGATCGTCGTGGGAAATCCTCACTGGCAACGAAAACACTAAGAGTAAAGCTGGCTTATCTTCGTAAGTCGTTCTAAAAATACAGAAGTCAGCTCCGAGAAGTCTGTATAGTTTGTCACTCTCAGCCGCTTTACAGAGCAAGTTGTAGCAATCTACATCTTCTATACTTCCTGTAAAATCTGGCCCTTCTTTAACTGCTTTTCTAGCTAAACTCAGTAGCTTCTCAGCTTGCTCTAAGAACCTTTTGGCCATACTTTTAATCCTCCAACCCCACAAACGTACGGAACTATGCTAATTTGTCCAAAATCTTTACCAATCTTATTGTAGTAAACTTCCATAGTGTCAATGAAATGCTTACTCTTTTCTACCACTTGCATGTATTCTTGCGGTAGAACATCTTTATGCGAAAGTATAGTGACATGCCACTTAAAAATCTGTTCGTAAAAAGTGATACTTTTCAAGACACTTGTAAACGACTTAGAAAGACATGCAACATACAGTTTGCTTTTGTCTTTAAGCTTAAGTCTATCTAAGTTATGTTCAAGTAGTATATCGAATAGTCCTTCGGAAATAACCACTCTCCTACTAGAATACGACCCGCCAGGGATCTTATAGTAGTCGAGAAAAGGGTTCTCTCTCAACTGGATTTTATAGTATCTAAAGTCAGACGATTGGTCTATATTTCTCAAAACTAGCATAGTCTTATGCTCAGTGAGGAATCCGACGAAGTTAGAATGCAAGTAGTCTCTTATCCTATCCAGAGACGGATCCACGATTTTGTTCATGTTAATAAAAGCATTTACATCGAACACTAACCCCTTTATATTCTTCAAGTCAGAAACACTGTCAAGACTCAAACGCCGCTGCACATAAGAGGCTTTAGCTTTAAAGTCGAACTCTCTCAAGTCTGGAAGATAAACTTCACTCCTTATGTCAGGTCTAAGTGACATTTCCTTAGACAAGTGCTTTTCGTCGACAAAGCTTTCTGACAAATCTTTTCCTTCGAGAAACTTTAGTAACTTTGCTAGAACTCCCTTCTCTTCGCAGTGGAAGCAATGGAAAATTGGAGCCTCAGAAGAGATATACAAGTGGTAGTGACTCTTGTTAACTTTAAGCTCGCACCAGGGGCATCTAACTACAATGTTCTTCTGAGTTACTTTAACTGGCGAAAGTTTAGATTCTAGATAGCTCAAGAACTCCTTCTTGTAAATCAAGAGACTAACTCCTACTTTCGTAAGCTTTTATACTCTTGCAAAGATTTGACTACTTCAAACACTAAGGCAGCAAAATGCATTGACGGAACTAGACAGTCACCATGAGAATTTGCGTACTTATTTACCAATACTTTCACTAATGCTGGAACGTCCTGTCTGTAAAAAAGTGAAGTGTAAATTGACCTAAAGTCTAAGCTCTCTTGGCTAGACGCAAGAAGGTCAATTATAGAAGAAACAGATGAGTTTACTTTGTCATTTTCTCCCCTGACAGTAAGCTCCACAACTTCCAAAAACAAGCTGCTAAGAGTTTTCTCTGCTTGCTGGACTAAATCTTTATCTATTCGCAATTTCTTCGTTGCTGAGCATTTTTGGAGAGAATTAACAACTTTTCTTATGTCTGGATAGAAAGTTTCTATAATGTAGAGTAAGTCTTTTTCGTCAAATTCAACTCCTTCTTGAGTCAGGATCTTCTTACAGTACTCTACTACATACTCTACAGAAACTTGCTTAAAAGAATAAGAAGTGCAACGACTCTGGACTGGATCTGGAATCTTAGACAAGTAGTTACAAGTGAAGATAAATCTTCCATGACTAGAATACTTTTCTATAACCGCTCTTAAAGAATGAGAAGACGCTTCCGTTAGATAGTCGGCTTCGTCAATAAAAACAATCCTGTAAGGATCAGCTAAAGGAGGGACTTTTAAGAACGGCTCAATGACGTCTTGCACAAAAGAGATGCCACGAGTTTCTTTAGCAGAACCATTTATCTCGAGGAGATTCTCTTCTGTATTTTGCATAATTCCTTCTCTTGAAACTATAATTCTAGCAAGTGTAGTCTTACCTGAGCCCGGTGGACCGTAAAAAAGCAAGTTTGGTATCGATTTCTTTGAAATAAACCCTTCGAAATCTTTCCTGTAGCTATCTGGAAGGACCAACTCTGCTACAGTTTTTGGTCTGTACTTTTCAGTCCATAAGCTATTCACTACTTCTACCAAATGAAACCTCCTATTTCTCTAGCAAGTATATGGTTCTGAAAAAAGTAGAACTGCATTTTCTGCTTGCTCTCTGGTAAACTTTTCTAAAAAGTAACTCTCGACATTCTCTCTAAACTTTTTCTCAGCATCTTCGCCACAAAGAATATTATTATTTTCATCTCTAAAGAAGACTTTGCCTATAGCTAAGTTCTCTGGACCAAAAGCTTTAGAAAAAAGAAGTGTAACGACAGCTGCTACATCTGGTGCAGTATCTACGCAAAATGCTATGCTGACGGTAGGATCGCTTACATGGATTATTAGAGACTTTGTGCAAATCAAGCAACCAGAGCCAGTCTCAGTTTGACTCAAGACTCTGATTTCGTTGTCTCTCAAAATTTTAAGGACTTTTTCTAAAAGAGTCACAACGCTCTTACCTCTCCTCTTGTTTTTACTTCATCTTTTTGTTCACCACTACCAATTTCAGTTCTCCGTAGTTCGACCATTTCTCGCCCTGTTTGCAAAGCGGAAATTAAGTCGTCAAGATGTTGTACTTCAGTCAGTAAAAAAGAGGACTCTAACTCAAGCTCCCCAGTGAAAAGAATCTTGAAGCAAGCGACTAATCTTTGCCAAATAACTTTAAGTCTTTCCCTGAGAGAAGAAGGAAACCCTTCATTAACGACTGTTAACGAGAGCTTCTTGTGGAATTCTATCTCTACACCTGTATTCTCTTCGAACGATACTAAAATCCTCACATCGTGGTCAGGGTGCAAGCACGCACAAGCAGCTCTAAACAATAAAAAATCTTTAAACTCGGATTCTAGCATAACCTTATTCGACAATCTAGACATTTAGCTCTCCTCTTTGTAGTTCTCGAGAAACTTAGTGATCTCTACAGTAAGACCAGCTAAAAGCTTCTCAAACTTCTTTATATTTTTCTTGCTACACTGCGAAATTAAAATAGACTTGATACTCCTCAAGAATGGGTCGAAATCTATATCTTGTTTGGAAGTCTCTCCTTCTTTAACTTCTTTAGCCATAGGACACTTGCCAGTTACTGGTGGATGGATAAATCCACACTGAGGACAAACCACAGTAGACATACTTCACACCTCCAATAAAAAAGAATACAAGAAAAAAAGCTCGCTAAATGCGAGCTCTTTCGAAAAAACCTTAAAGTCTTCTAGTCCCATTTTTCATGAAGGGCTCTTCAGATGGAGAGTTTGGGCACCATGGATTTCTGCAGAATGTCCTGTCGTTAAATCCAACAGACAAAGGAAGTCTGCAAGCTGGACATAACCGTTCGTCCCACTCAGTCGAAATCCTGATCTTTTTGTTCTCGTAAACTACTTTTCCTTCTTCTGTAGTCATTTCTTTCTCCTTTTCATTTTTTTTGTTTGTTTCTCTAATATGCTAAAAGCTAGATTGAGCTTTCAATTGTTTCTCTATTTTTCTGACTTTTCTGACATAACTTATACTCTTTTCAGTTTTAGAATCACCAAAGCCAGCGTACCTTCTCAAGTACGACTCTGGATATTTCTGGATTAGTTCCTTTAGTATTTTACATCCAAAATTGATATTTAAACGAATATTATGTGGATCTTTTAACTTCCACGTAGGCTGGTGGATCTGCATAATACCTACAGTAGTTTTTCTCTTGTTCGTAGCTCTAGGATTAAATTTGGATTCGACAAATGCTAGAGCCGTCACAAGAAAGGGATCTAAGTCGTATTCTAAAGAACTCTCAACAATAAATGTTGAGTAGATTAAAGACTCTTCTTCGCCAACTGAAGTATTACTAGACTTAATTGCATGTGCTATTCTATTTACAAGCAATAGAGTATTTTCTTCGAAATTCGACAAAACACCAATCGCTTCATTAAAATGACGAAGCGAAACCTCTGCATTGCAAGTTTGGCAAAGTGAGACAAATGAGACTACCAAAACTGAGATTGCTACAATAAGCACTTTCTTTGTCATATTTTTTTAATCTCCTCTTGAGTGACTTGAAACAATTGTAATGAAACGCTGGAGAGCTTTGTCTTGAGAGATAGTTAAAAGTGATTGTCTTTGTCTTTTTAAAATGTTTTTCTGGTGGCAAAAAACTCTGTGTCAACAGAGTTTTGCCGCCTATATATTTTATTTTTATTTTTACTTTTATCTTTTATTTATATATATAGCTGCACTAAAAAATTCTTGAGTCGGTTTTCAATAATTTCAACTAGTTACAACAATGCAAATTCTTTCAAAAAGTGCAAAAAGTCCAGTTTCCTTTCGCTTTACGACAAAATTGACATACTCTCTATAATGCAAAAGACATACACTCTATAAAACAAAAAACATACTCTTCAAGAGTGATTTTACATACGCTACAAAAAAACCGCCATGCCTAATCCATTTTTTCTCTTTTCATTTCGCATAGAAAATTTTCTACAAGAGAGTAGAGACTAAATCTGGAAACTGGACTTACTCTAAGAAAAAGTAGATTCTACTCAATCTTGAACTCACTCTTCATCTCAAACTCTTCTTCGTGTGCATACTCACCTTGGTCTTCTTCTTGTATTTTTCTTATGTCTTGTAGTTCTTCGAGAAAATCTCGTTTCTCGAAAGAAAAGATTAAACCCTTCTTTGGGGTGTATATTTCTTTAGGATCTTCTATAAACTTCTCATCAGCCAACTCTTGTAGTACTTTCCTAACTATATGTTTAACTTCAGGATCACCTGGTCTAAAAACAAAGCGGTTCGTTATGTCTCGTAAGTCTACCAAAACAGTTCTACCTGTTTGATTGTTTAGTACTAGAATTCTGAAGAATAACTGAGCTTCTGGTGAGAGAGTATAGAATCTATAGGGAAGAATATTGACAAAACCAGATAGACAGTTTCTGTAGAAAAAGAACGATAACCACGAGTTTGAGTCTATAATATAGACTCTCGATCTGACCTTTCCAT